CCCGCTTCCGCTCCTGCCAATAGCCCTGCCGGGCGTCTAGCACCGAGAAGGGCGGCACGCCGAACCGTTCCGCTAACGTCACCTTGGCAGCTTCCTGATCGGGCGTGTTGCCGCTCCCCGGCTCCCCGCCTCCCTGCCCCATCTCCTCCAGCAGCGTCTCCAGGTCCTGCGCCTCCCACCCCGCCGGCAGCCCCGCCTCGCTCGCCTGTAACTCTTGCAAGAGTTCAGCTAGCCGCTCGTCGTCTCGTTCAGCGAGCGAGCCTATGCGATCAAAGGAAGCAAGGATACGCTTCTCCTGCGCTTCGGGCACGTCGATCACGCGGCAGGGAATGCGCTCATCACCGTTCTCCAGGGCCAACTCGACGCGGGCATGGCCGTCGAGGATGCGCCGGGTTTGCTTATTCCAGATCGGCGCTGCGAGCCAGCCATGCTGCTCAATCGATGCCTGCAGGGCGCTAGTTTGCACGGCCGGATGGCGCCGGAAGTTGAGCGGGTGAGGCTGCAGCGATGCCGGGTCGAGGTATTCGATCACGAACTCAGGAGTAGTCACCGAGACAGCCTCCGGGGGAGACGGGTGCTGAGTAGAGTACAGCGAAACGGGGAGGGCCTACCAGGAAAAATAGATTCCTCCCCTGTCTTTGGGTTCATCTCTGTTCGGCTCGCTCGGCGTCTCGCACTAGCATGAGGATCTGCTGCTCCTGCACCCATTGTGCCTTCGCTTTGCGCTGTTCTTGCGCCAATGACAGGAGCCGCTTGCTGTCGGGATGCCGCTTCAGATGCTCCTCGATGGAGAGACATTCGAGATTCTCGCGCCGGTTGTCCCAACGACAGCGGTTCTTGTGATGGACCTGCTGCCATGGTCCTGGCTTGGCAATCAGCCGGTGCAGGTAAAAGCGCTGGATCTTGCCGCCCTTTAGCCGGAAGTCGGCGCAGATGTATCCCTGGCTGTTCTGCCCCCACTTGAAGCCTTTCCAGGCTCGGTTGTCGTCATCGTCAACCATGCTATACTGACCGGTGAAGCAATCCAGAAACTTCATGAATAGTCTCCCCTGTCAGTGATCTCCACTAACAGGGAATCCTTTTCGGCCTACCCTTCAGAGATTCCTCCTTCATTTATTTTCAACGCTTACTCATCCGGCTCGCAATCGTCTGCTTCCTCGCCGTCTTCGCCGGGGACAGCGCCGGGCTGCGGGCGAGTAGGAATGGAAACGTGTAAGTGATTCGCATGGTTGACGCTCGTCTGGTTTAGCGTCGTGTTCGGGGGACCGAGCATCAGGCCAGGGAACGGGCCTCCCTCGTGAGTGCGCCAGCCGTTTTCGCGCAGGAAGGCCACGAGACGCAGAGCGTGCACGTTCTGCAGGGTGCTCCGGATCATGGGACCGTCCATGCTGCCGACCCGGTTGATGTCGGCGGCTCTGCCCGAGTAGTGGCGCGAGGTCGGGACGTGCTGGCCGGTGGTCAGGGAGTTGACGTTGATGGCAATTCGCAGGTGATCAACACAGATTTTGAGGACGGCCCAGAGCGAGGCGTCACAGCCTTTCGGGTCGGGCTTCTCGACGGTGATCTGCCCTTGGGCTCGGTAGAGGCGGCCGCTCTCGTGGGCGTGGACGAGCTGTCCGGCAGCCCACAGGAAATCAGCGATTGGCACAATGCTCCTCCTCTTCCCGCCGGGTCAAGAGCGACATCTCGTCCATCAGCCCGGCCAGCCTTCGCCGGGTGCCGTCCAGGATCTTCCCCGCCGTCTGATAGCGGCCGTGAGCGCGCTGGTAGGCGATCTCCGCTAAGAGGAGACGCCGGCGCACCTCGATCAGTGCGCCGGCGATCTCTTCGCGGGTAGCCACCAGATAGCGGGCTGCCTGATGGGTGGTCATGATCAACTGATCCGCGTCGCCGGGTGAGCGGGGATTTGCCACCGTTCCCCCTCGGCGTCGAAGATGATCTCCGGCACCGTCACCGTGCCGCCCGGCTCCGTTCCCTTGATCTGGGCGAAGACGGCCATCAGCTTCACGATCAGCCCTTCGTACTTCTCGACGAGATGGAGCAGATTGAGGACACTGAAGATGCTGCCCATTATGGGCCTCCTGTCAGGGGGTGGGCGGGGTCGGTGGGACGGGTGCCACGTCGAGCCCCTGGACAGTTCCCGCCGCCGTAGCAATGTCGGAAGCCGCCTTCTGAACGCGGGCAACCTCAGCCGAGAGGTCGATGCTCGGACCGACCCGAGTCGCGATATCGTTCACCGCAGTCAGAATCTGCTGAATGCCGGTGTCCATTGCCGTGCCGAGGGAGTCCAATGCCGAATCGAGATCCGCTTGAGACTGTGCCATAGTGTTGATCAATGCCTCCAGCGCGTCAAAGCGCGCCTTGTCGGGGAGCTGTGATAGCTCCGTCTGCACGGCGCTCAACTGCGCCGCTATCTGTTCGATGAGGTGAGTTAAGTGTGCGATTCCGAAGGCCACCTACTCCCCTCCTTTCTTCTGCCGGCGTCCGGTCAGAAACTGTTCCAAAAACGTGAACCGCTCGTGCAGGAACAGGCGCCGGCAGTCCACTTCCTGCGGCACCCCCAAGCGGTCCAATTCTTCGTGGACCTCGGCCACCGGCACCGTGCCGCAGGCGCGCTGCCGCAGCTCGTCGACTTCCGGCTGCGCTGCTTTCAGCTCGGTCTCCAGGGTGTCGAGCTGCGCTCTTCGGCGCACCGCTTCCGGGTTCGCCATCAGTCGCCGGCCGCTTTCCGGGAGCGGGGCCGCTTCTCGTCGGCGAGCTGGCGCCGGATCTCCTCTAACTGCCGCTGCAGGTCGAGATTACGGCTGGCGGCGTCCGCTTCCTTGCGCTCCAGCAGTGACACCGTGGCTGCCTGCGCTTCGAGGCGGATCATCAGCTCGTCGATCTGGCTCTCATACTGCTTGTGCTTCGCGCCGGCCTCTGCCACGTAGCGAGCGTGCTCCGTCTCCAGCACCGCGATCCGCTCGCCCCGCACTGCAGACAACTCCTTCAGCTCCTGCAGTGCGCCCTTGCGGACTTGGGCCACCACCGCCAGGCCGATCAGCGCGAGGGCGATCAGGTTGACCAGGCCGGCAGCGCCCGAGATCCACGGCGGCAGCGACATCGGCGCTCTCCTCGCCACGGCCAGAGTGGCTGACATCGCTAGATCGTCACCCGGCCGTTGGCGATCAGGCCCGAGGGCGTCGTCGCTTTCACCTCCACGATGGTTCCGGGTGGAACGAACTGTCCCGTGGACATGTGAAGGCTCGCCAGCACCAGGCCGCCGTGATAGACGGCCGGTGCCGAAACCCCCAGGATCAGGCCCGGCTGCGGGAACGGCTGCGGCTGCGGCTGCGGGAACGGCTGCGGCTGCGGCTGCGGGAACGGCTGCGGTTGAGGCTGCGGCTGCGGAGTGGGCGTCGGGGCGGGAGTGTTCCCGGCGTCAATGGCTAGATAGGCAAACACATAGCCGTTTTGCATGTTTTGCTGCAAAATGTAGGACCAGAGCACTTTGCAGAAGCCGCCATTGCCGAAACTCGGCCCCCAGTTGTTGAGGATGATCGCATAGCCCTGGCCGTCCGGCGCCGCCTCATCCGCTGTCGATCCCACTAAAGTTTGCTGATGATATCCCGTTGTGATCGATCCACGGCCGCAGACGGCGCCGAAATCGGACGGCAGCAGCATAGCGATGACACACGGATGGTTCGCCGCAACCGCTGCTTTCAGGGTGTCCTTAAACTGCTGCCCTACCTGCGGCGCGAACGAGTAAGAAGCGATCTTATTCCCATAGCCGCCCGCCAGGAGCGGCGTGCCCCGGCTCTGCAGCTCCTGCAGCGCGGCGCGGGAATCAATGCCGTTCGTTCCGTCACCACCGCAGTCTCGATAGAGCACGTGGCCGGCATACTCCGGTCCGCCGCCCCGATCGATGCTGTCCTCCAGATCCTTCATCGCACAGGAACTGAAGGCCACACAACTGGGCTCGGCACCTTGATCGTACACCCGGCGAACAAATGAAGACAGGTCGCTGGCGGGTGGCGTTCCGGCTTGGAGAATGGCGCCGATCTCCGGAACTCGCTCCATGGACCGATCCCGCGCGTCCGGCTGCAGCCGGACTGCGCCAGTCCCCTTCCAGTCAGGATGAGGCTGTACCAGCGTATTCAGAAAAGCCAGGTGCTCAGGCGTGAGAATCAAGGATTACCCCCAGGAATTGACGAACGAAATAGTATGAAATTCACCACCATCGAGCAAATATTGCAGCGCCTCGTCTCCCAGCCTCCGACGGTTCTTGAAACCGGCTGCATGGTCTGGCCAGGGGAGAGCGATGGGGCCGGTTATGGTCGCGCCACGCTGAACGGCAGGCGGGCCCGCGTCCATATCCTTATCGTTGAATCTCTTGTCTGTTCCATTCCCCCCGGCCATCATGTTCACCACCTGTGTAAGAACCGTGCCTGCGCTAACAGAGAACATCTCGAATTGGTCAATACCAAAGAACATGGTGAGCGCCACCGAAAGCTATTCTGCCCCAAGGGACATCCCTACGCCACGGAAGGCCGTCCGCACAATGGCTCTCGGGATTGTCTGACCTGTCATCGCGAGCGCGAATACCGTCGCTCCCAAAAACAGAAGGAAACCCGTCAATATGTTCGAGGCCCCTATCAGATCAAGCAGCGACGGCGTCCCATGACACCCGAGAAGGTCCGCGAGGTTCGGCGCCTGGCGAGAACCGGGATGCGGTACACTGACGTTGGCCGCCTTCTCGATCTCTCGGTCAGCCATGTCAGTCAAATCGTCTCCCGTAAAAGTTGGGCTCATCTCAGCGACGGCTAGTTCTCTTCCCACCCCTCTCCAGGGGGTGCCGGCTGCCGGCGAAGGAGAACGCCGGCAGCCGGCCGAGACGCGCCATCCAATCAGGGATTGCTAATGAAACAGCGCCTAGATCGCCGTTCCGTTATCAGTGTGCCTGTTGATTACCCGTGTTGTCAAGTACCCGATCCCTGGATAGTGCTCTCGGGAAATGAGCTTTTGCATGGCACTATAGCTGCACCCTGCCTCCCGGGCGAGCGCCCTGATGGTGACACCCCCGGCGGCATAGCGCGCCCGGTACCGCTCCGCTTCCTCGGTGCCAAAGGAGGCGTTGGGAGCGTCCGCGCCGCACGGGTTCACCGCCAGCGCCGCCATTCGAGCGACAGCGGCCCCCAGTTGAAATCCCAGCCGTCCCGCCAGCGCGTTCGCTCCGTGAGCCAGTACAGCGGCGAGAACCAGATCACCAGCGTCAGCCCCCAGCGACCGCCGCTGACGTCTGCCGCCCACCAGCCGCGCCCGTGGTCATTGGCGATCATCGTTCTTCTCCTTTCGGCGTCGCATCTCGGCTCTGATTGCCGCTCGCCGCCGCCGCCGCCGCCGCAACTGCTGCCCGGAGAGCGGCCCGGTCGGGGCAGCCAGGGCCGCCAGCTCGTGGCGCAGGGCGTAATCCGATTTCTCGGTCAAGAGGTCGCGAGCCGTCCAGAGGCATTTTTGCGTCATGGCGTCATTGCCTCACCAATGAAAAATGTGTAAGCAGGAGGAATCGCCTGAGCTAATTCGTCGCGGGTCATCCACGTAATATTCATTGCTCGCCGCCAGGCCGCAACCCCATCCTCGGGACGGCGGCGGATCAATTGCCCGTTAGTCCGGTCGCGAAGTCCGCTGTTACCCCCGCCCGCAACAGTCACGAAGCCGTCGCGGCCCACGCGCGCTCCTCTGGCCTGGCTTCGCTCTCCGTGTCCGTGAACGCTGACAAACCCTTCTTTGCCGATAACGGCGCCCCGCTCGGCCAGCGGTCTCCAGCAGCCTCCGGAGACGACGGTGCAGAACCCGTCGCTCCCCGCCTGATAATCGCCGTGCGCCAGATGAGGCGGCGCCAGGACCAGGCGGCTCGTCTCAAACAGCCGGTGCCGGAACACCTTGAGCCCGAACATCAACCCGCAGAGCATGACCGGGTTCTCCAGCGGCGCCCCGACGACGTTCTCGATCACCCAGGGGCAGCCGCTCGCCCGCAGCAGCGCCCGCACCGGCGCGACGAGATCGGGATACGTAAGACGCGCGGCGGCAGGCGTCGCGGCCGAAAACTTCTGACAGGGCGGTGAGCAGTGGATGAGATCGAAGTCGCCCGGCCTGACGGCCGCCAGAAACTCCAGGGCGTCCCCCTGCTGAAAACAGAATGGATAATTTCGCTGCGGGGCATGATCGATGCCCAATATGTCAGTGAACCCGGCGCGATGGTACCCTACGGCGGCCCCTCCCGCGCCTGAAAAGCAATCAAGCAGTCTCATAGCGCCACTCCCTCCCCCAAAAACCTCCGCAGGCGCCGGATGGCCTGTCGGTGATACTGGTGCGAGCGCGACTCCGAGCGGTCCAGCCGGCCGGCAATGGCTTTCAGCGTCAGCCCCTCCTCGTAATAGGCCCGAATGACCTCCCGCTCCGTCGCCGGCAGCCAGCGCACCGCCTGCCAGAGGATCTCGCTCTCGTTGTCCAAGAGGGCGATCGCGTCGGGGCCGGGTGCCGGATCGGCCACCTGCTCGCCGACCCGCAAGGGGTCGAAGTCGGCATCCGGGTCGGCCTGGTTGATGAGCGCGTCGAGCGAGACCACGCTGCGACCCTTCGCCTGCCGCTGCAAAGCCTGGAGCGCCTCCAGGTCGAGCCCGAGGTGGGCGGCCGTCTCTGCGTCCTCGGGTTCCCTCCCGAGCGCGTGTACGAGGCTGTCAGCGGCTTGAGCGAGCACTTTCTGCTTCGTCCGCACCGAGCGGGGCGTCCAATCCTCCGCCCGTAAATATTCGAGCATCGCGCCCCGGATCATCGAGATACAAAAACTGCTGAACTTGACGCCCCGCGCCGGCTCGAACCTGTCGACCGCCCGGACGACGGCGATCATCCCTTCGGTCTGCAGGTCCTCCGGGTCGATGCGGACCGGCACGCGCGGGATCACGCGCGGGATCGTCAGGCGGACCAGGGGCAGGTGCGCCTCGATCAGCGTGGTGCGCGCCTGCTGGCAGTCGTGCGTTTTCAGGGCGTCCCAGAGGGGAGCGGTGTCAGCCGGTGTCATGATCCTCGAATTGCGAACACCATCTTCTGACGGTCGAAAGCGCGGCGCCATATTGCCGCGCTAGCTGCGCTTGCGTGCCTTCACCGAGCAGCCAGCGCAGGGCGACCTCCTGGCGCGTCTCCGCGGAGCGGGGCGGGGCCCAGTGCCGCGCCGCCCCCCCGGCCCGTCCCGCTTCCCGGTGCGAAAGGCCGCGCCTCCCTTTCGTCTGCCAGCGCCGGCCACCCTGCTGCATCAGTCAGCCTCCTGCAGCGCCGCTTCCAGCGCTTTGATCGCTCGGCCGAGAACCGCGTCATTCTCGGCAACCTGTGCCTCCGTCATGTCGCGCCGCCGCCCGAAATCGCTGATAACATCCGCCATCCGCAGCCAGCCGAGCCATTCGAGCGCGTCCTCGGCGGCGTCCCGCAGCGCCTGGTCCGGACCGGTCCCAATGGCAGCTTCCGTCTCGGTCATCACTTGCCTCCTAAATCCCACGCCAATCGTCCCCCTCCTCGTCTTCCTCCTCGTCCGCCAGCAGCCGGCCCAGCGCCGAGAGCAGCAGCGCCAGCACGATCAGCGCGAGGAGCGCGGCCAGGCAGAGGGTGGTCAAGGTTCTCCCTCCAGCGCCGCATAGCACCGGGCGCAGAGCGGCTGGGTAAAATTCATTGCCTGCTCCTTATGTTTGCTCACTTATCGGCCAACCGCTCTCCCGCCGCGGCAATCCGCTCGCCCACCGCCGTCTGGGCTTCCACCGCCGCGGTCAGCTCCGCCAGCCCCGCCTCGATCCTCTGCTGCCCGGCCGCGAGCCGCTCACCCACCAGCGCCACTCGCTCCAGCACCCGCGCGATCTCCGGTAGCCCCTCGCCGTGCCAGGCGCCTTCCGCCGCGCTGGCGATGTCGGCGAGCGCCTCGGCGATCCACTCGGCGCCGCGCAGAGGGCGCTCTCGATCAGGCACCGCTGCCTCGCTGGCGCTGCCGGATCTCGCCTTGCTCCGAGAGATGGAAGCGGGGCTCGCTGTCTCCCGCCGGCCAGCGGATCGCCAGGTCGCCCCGGTCGAACGCCTCGACCAGCCCGGCATCGATCCGCGCCTGGTGCAGCCAACCCGTGACGCGCTCGATTTCGTCCTCCTGCATCCCTTCCGGCGCACCGAGGATAACCTGATAAAGCAGTTCCTTGTGTTCGTCGTCGCTCATCCGTAGGGGTCTCATGCTGGCTTCCCTTCTTCGTAATGCTTTAGATCGCCCCCAACCGGCCTACCGCCTCCCGGCTTCCCTTCATGCGCGCGCGCGTACTTAGGCTCTACTATACGCGCGCGCACGTGCCACCCGAAAACAGCGTACACAGCGTACACTCGTACACTCGTACACGCAAAGCCCCCCCTGATTGCTTGAGTGTACGCTGTGTACGCTGTTCACGCTGTGTACGCTGTTCATCCTGTTGCTCCTGTTGACGCTGTGTACGCTTTTTCTCATTTCTCTCTCACCTCTCTCTCTTCTTCAGAGGGGAAAGCCAGATCGTAAGAGCCGTTCTTCCGCGTCAGGTCGCCGTCGCGGAACATTTTCAGCATGAGGCTGCGCGTCGTCCCGGCGTTCTTCTCCAGGATGTCGGCCACGTCTTTGGGCGGCAGGGCACCCTTGCGGGCAATCAGTTCGCGGATCTCGAACCGCTCCGGGCTCCGCTGCGTGTCCTCGAACTCGCCCTCTAAAACCCAGATCATCGCCGCTTCGTCCCACTTCAGCGCCAGGTCGCAATCCTGTACGTCGCGCCCGGTTCCCCGCAGCCGCGCCTCAGAGGAACCCCGCGCCCGCTCAAAGAGCAGGGTCGCATCGGCCGCGCCCGTCAGTCCCACCGAACCGGAAACGCCGTGCGACCAATCGCCCCAGTCCTCTTTTTTATTGGTGTGGTGGGCGATCAGGAGAGAAATCTCGAAGTCAATGGCGATCCGCAGCAGTGAGCGGCCTAGCTCATAATCCTCCTGGTAGACGCCGCTGCTCTTTTGGCCCACCTGGCCACTACGGAACGCGGCGAGCGTGTCGATTGCCACGAGGCGCGTCCGCGGATGATCTGTCAACCAGGCGCGCAGCTCCACCAGTCCACCCGCCGAGATTGAAGGCCATTCGGGGTAGATGTGCAGATCCTCCGGCGCCGGAGTGCCGCCGAGGATTTCGAGAAGCCGCTGCTGCAGCCGCCGGTCGTTGTCTTCCAATGCCAGATACAGCGCCTCACCCTGCTCCACGCGGATCTTGCCGAGCGCCATGCCTCCCGACGCGACGGCGAGCGTCGTATCATAGAGGAACCGGGATTTGCCCTTCTTCTGGCCCCCAGCCAGGATCGTCAAGCCCTGCGGGACGATCCGGGGAACCGCCCATTTCTGCTCTGCGATCACCATCCGTTCCAGGTCCTTCGCCGTGTAGCCGCGTATCGCTGGCCGGAAAGCCTCTGACTCATCAGCTTTCCCGTTACTCGGCGGCGGTGAGCGGGCCAGCGCTTTCGCTTGTGGTGCGGTGCTGTTAGGCGCCGCTCGTCCATTGCTGCCCAAAGCGATCCGCACCCCCTCACGGATCGCTGCCTCACTGCAGTGGGCCGCGCAGATGGGCTCGAACGTGCTGCTCGTCAGGGGTTTCAGTTGCAGCGTCGGTCCGTGGCACGCGGGACAAGTGCCCCGCCATACCAACCCGTCGAAGTCCAGATCGTGAATAACGCTCTCGAATAGCGCGAGCTTGTCTGCCTTCACGCCTAATCACCCCCATCAGGCAACTCGCTCGCCGGCCGCGGCTTCGGACGGTGCGCCAGGAAGTTCATCAGCGCCGTCTTCGGGATCAACCACTTCCCCCTCACCTTCTTCCCCGGTATCTCCCCGGAATGGAGCCAATCATAGACCGTCTGCACGTGGACTCCGAGCATCTCAGCGGCCTCGCTGGCGGTGAAAACCCATGGCATCGCGACCGGCCTCCGTGGCGAAAAAGGCTTGCTGATGAACCGTTCCCGAGGGGTAAATGGCAATTCCTCCTCGCGACTCGCGGCGACTCGGAACATCGATAAATCCCTGCAAATCCCTCAGTGTAAAAAAGATGGCTCGCTTGAGGAGGAAACGGGAGAGACGACGGCGAATGGCATCGCTGGCAACGATAAGCCGTCCCGCACGGCGCCCCGCCGGTTCCTCGCAAGACCCGGCGGGGCTTCCTCGCTTTAGGCTTCGGCAGCCGCTTTCTCGCCGGCCATTCGGCCTTTCCCATCGGCCACGCACAAGACCACCCCGCCGAACCTCTGGCGAGCGGCCGCCGCCACGCTCGCCGGCACCTCAAGCCCGCACTCCGCGCAGAACTGCGGCTCGGCCCCGTGCCCGGAGGCGGCGGCGTCACCGGGTGAGTCCGTGGTCCGCGCAACTCGTTCCTCGCGGTAGGTGTCGGCCTTGCCTTCGTGGCGGGCGAGGGGGCGAGCCGGCGACTCGTCGGCGTCAGGGCCGAGTTCATCGACCGAAGCCATCGCTACGTTTGTTGCAAAGCGTAGCATACGAGCGATCGCTCTAGTTTCCGCGTGACGGAGAAAAGCGCCCCGCATCTGGCTGTTGCTGGGGTTTGCATCTCCCACGGCGGAAAAGCACGCCATGCCGGCCTCGGTACAGAAAGTCCCCGTGGCCTGCACGACCCAGGACTGCTCCTTGGGATCACAGAACTCGGAGAGTATCTGCGTCTCGATCCCGTGCAGCCCCCGGTTGTGTCCGAGATCGAGTAGCCCGGCAAGTAGCACGAACTCCTTCGGGCCGTTTTTGGTGTTCAACTTGATGACAAAACGAGGATCGATCACGATACTTCTCCTTGCTCTTCAGAAATCGATTCTGACCGTGCAGAATCGCCCAACCTGGGCGTTCAGGGCTCTCCCCGCGCTTTCGTGCCAACCCCGCCCAAAGCCCCGCTCATTCGGCGTCCTAGAACACCTCCGCCGAGAGCCAATCTGACAGTGACTGCCACTGCTCCGCAGTCAGCCCGGAGAGCGCCGCCGGCACCGGGCGCCTGAGCCGCAGGAGCGTCACCGGATCGCAGGCCACCGCCCGCGCCAGCAGCACCACCGAGCGGCAGGAGGGCGGCTGCATCTCCCCGGTCTCCAATTTCGAGACGTAGCTGTGGCTCAAGCCGGCCGCGTCTCCGACAGCGCGCTGCGACAGTCCCCGCGCGCGCCGCGCCTGGCGCAGCGCCGCTCCAAACCCCGTCGTCTCGCTCATCGCGCTCTCTCCTCGCTCTCGCGGACGGCGGCAATCGCCGCTGCCGCGGCCTCCAGGTATTCCGCCGAAGGGTCTTTGCGGATTTCCTGTCCGCGCCGGTAGGTGCGCCACACCTCGGCCTTCAGGGCCGCCGGCACGAGCCGCCAGTGGGCCAAACACATGAACATGCGCGCCGGGACCGGTTTCTGGCATCCGAGCGCGTGGCAGCGATGCTCGCTCATGGCTGTCTCTCCGGCGGCCGATAGCCCAGCTCCTTGGCTCGCTCCTCGGTCAGCCCGAGCCAGCCGAGCCGCCGCTCCCAGTCCGCGGCCGCCCAGGCCCGCCGCCGCTCCCGGCCCTCCTCGGTCACCGGCGCTCCCGGTGGGCCGAAAGCGCGCAAGAAACCCCGCAAGAGCGCCAACTCACCCCGGTCGGCCGCCGATAACCCGCGCCTCATCGGTTGTTCTCCTCGGCCGCCCGGTCGCGCTCCCGCCAATAGCCATCGATCTCCTGCAATTGCCGCACTCGCCGCAGCGCCTCATCAACGTCCGGCTCGAGCCCCGCCCGCCGCCGCCGCTCCTCGCTCGCGCGCTTCAACGCCGCGATCTCCGCCTGCTCTGTGGTCATCGTCGTTTCTCCTTCCGTTCGCTCGCCACCAGCACCGCCGAGACCGCCGCGAACCAGAGGAAGAAGGCCAGGGCCAGCAGCCCGAGGAAGAGGGTCATCGCTCCTCCTCCCGCACGAGCGCCAGCAGCTCCGACCGGGTGATCCGCAGGGCTTTGCCCTCCGGCGTCTCCCCCAGGTAGCTTGGATGCCGTGAGAGGAGGACCGCAGCCCGCAAGATGACGCGCTCCTCGCGTTCGCGGCGGGCCGCTTCTTTCAGGGATTGCTCTCTCATGGCTTCACCAGATCGACGCTGAACCGGCCGAAGGGTCCGCTCTTGCTCGGTCGAAAGTCGCCGACGCCGATAATGGCTCCCGCCAGGTCGAAGACCTGTTGGATCATCTCGGGGTTCAAGAGCATTGGTTCATATTGAAACTCAACCGTCGTCGCCCACTGCGGCAGCTTCGGACGGGATCGGCTGATCCCCTGGCGCTGCACGACGGCGCGGCGGATATCGATCTCATACTCCCGCAGCGGGTGCCCGGTTTCCGGGTGATATAACGGCGCTGACTCCTCAATGGCGAACAGGGCTGCCGAGAGAATTAGCCGGGCAGCCTTCTTCTCGATCTTCTGCCCCGCCGCTGCCGCCAGGATCGCCGAGCGGAAATGCGTTGTCGGCAGATACAGTTGACCCGAGGGCAGCCGGTAGCAGCCTGCTTCCGCCTCCTCTTCCGGCGATGGAATGACCTTCGGACCGATGCCGGTCTCTTTCCGCCGCGCCATTCCGGCGGGGTTGTGCATCAAGAGCCCCGCGCCGTGAACGCCCGTCACCTCGAACCGCACTAACCGCAGATCCCCATAATGACTCGCCATTGTTCACTCCTTGACTGGCTGAGAAGAAAAAGACCCTCACCTGACCTCGCCATGCCTCACCGCACCTCGCCATGCCGTAACCGACCTCGCCTGACCTCGCCTCACCAGACCCGGCCCCACCAGATGAAAGCGTTAGAAAGACCCTCACCCTGCCTCACCTTGCCGCGCCAGGCCCAGCCTCACCGGGCCTCGCCATGCCCGACCGAACCACACCTGACTAGAGCAAACCGGCGGCGGCCTCACCTCACCCTGCCTGGCCACACCCCGCCGGGCCTAACCGCACCCAACCAAAGCAAGAAGCATGGAAAAAGAACCTCACCCTGCCTTGCCTCACCCGACCTGACCCGGCCCGACCAGGCAACGCCCCACCTGACCAGACCTCGCCCCGCCAGGCCTCACCCCACCGCGAGAAGTCGCTTGAAAGACCCTTACCTCACCGGACCAGACCGTACCCGGACTCACCATGCCACGCCTTGCCTTGCCCCGCCGTACCACAACAAAGCGGGAAAAAAGACCCTCACCCTACCGCGCCCCACCTGACCGCACCCGGCCATACCTGACCGCGCCTTGCCAGACCTCAGCTGGCCATCCCAAACCATGCCTTTATCAAACTGCCGGTTCGAGCCGCTCGTCCAGCACCCGGTTGAGCACCTCGCGCAGCGTCTCCAGGCGGCCGACGAGCGCCTCGTTCCGCCAGTCCAGCAGATCCCCGCTGATCGCGTTCAGGACCTGATTGACGGAGAAGAGGACGGACATTCCGGAAGCCCGGTCGTTCGCTCGAAACTGCTCGCCGGTCAGTTCCCGGCCCGCCAGCGATGCCGCCGTGAACTTCAGGGGGACCAGGGCGGCCTCCGGTCCAATCGCCGTGCGCGTAAGGATGAGGCGCTCGACCGTCTCTACGGTGATTTGCAGCCGCGCCGCGGTTTCGATATCGGGGATGCCCAACTGCCGCGCCAGCGCGATGCAGCGCACCCGGTCATAGGTCGCCAGCACCTGCCCATGCCGCGAGTTCAGCAGCATCGCGTCGGCAAACAGCGCCGCGTCGGAAGGATAGTCGCGCCACTCCACGGAAATCAGCGCCTCCTCGCCCGCTTCCCGCAGTTCCGCCGCGATCCGATGGAACCCGTCCACCACCCGGTTCGTGTGCCGCTGTACGACGACAGGCGGCAGATCGATACCGGCTCGTCGCGCTTCCGCTAGTTGCCGAACGTGCGTATCGTCGATCCCATGGCGCGGATAGATCGATTCATCCAACACCAGATCCACCGCCCTGACCCGCTCGCCGTGTTCTCGTTTCATCGTTTGCTCCTTGTGACAGCCCTTGCCGTCCGTGGTATACTAGAGACGGTTCGGTCTCTTGCTCGGCGGGCGCAGTGTGTCCCTCTACGCTCGACCTTTTTTGTGCCTGCTCCTTGTCCCGCTGCCGCTGGCGCAGGTGCTCCAGCCAGGCGGCAAGCGGGGGCAGCGCCTCGGCAGGGATGGCGGGGCGGCTCGATTTGGGCTCCATGGCGACGCTCTCCTCAGGCGAAGATGGCCAGTAACTCGGCATTGGTGAGCGGCGCTTCCGGCTCACGAAGGCCGCTCCTTGAACACAGGGCGCAGGGAATTGGCTCCATATTCGGGTAGCAGCAGCGCGGCTTCAGGAACCCCTCTCCGTGGCACAGGGCGCACTCTTTTTGTTCGTCCAAATACCGAGCGAGGGCTTCTCCATGACGGCAAAGGCTTCCTGGCTTATTAGCCAGGCGATAGGCGTAGTGGAGACAGTCACACTGCCCGGTCTCGGCGGAAACCAGATGCTCGTCGCCCGTCAGCCGCACCCGGTACATTCCCGGCTGACCTTCTACCGGCTCGATCATATCCGTGCTTTCAGGTAGTCCTCGGAGCGAAAATGGATCGTCCGCCGCACCTCGCCGCCCATTCGCAGCGTCCAGTTGAAAAGCGTGCCGCGCGTGACGCCCAGGTGCGCGGCCACCTCTTCCCAGTCCTTGCCCGACTCGATCAACTCGCGAATGAGGATCTCCAGGCACTTGCCGTGGGCGACTTCGATCTCCCGCATTTGCTTGGTCTTCTTCATCTCTCCCCAGCCCTTCCCGGCTCTTACACGCGTTATAGGTTATTCTACACGATATGGGATGCAATAGTCAATACAAACGTCTATACTGGGTGTGCGATTACCCCAGTCGTGGATGGGAGGAAGAAGGGCTGTAATGTCGCTGGAGTTCAAGGTCGAGTTAGGGCGGCGGTTGCGGACAGCCCGCGAGCGCGCCGGTCTTTCCGTCAAGGACATGGCGCAAACCCTGGAGGTGGCGCTCAACACCGTCTACGCCTATGAGAACGGCCAGAACCAGGCTCCGACCGATGTGGTAGTGGCTTATGCTCGCGCGACGGGTGAGAGCATGGGGCGGTTGGGCGGCCTCGAGCCGGACCCCAAGGAAACGATCAACTTGATTGCTGCGGCTGCGGAAGAGGTGGTAGCGCCGCCGCGCGATCTGTCCGGCCTTTCCGACCGCACTCTTTCCGCTTTGATCGTCAAGGCCGGCATCGAAGTCCATAAGCGGTTGCGCCGGCCCGAGTGACGTGGAGGAACGCGCCTGGCTGCACGTACGCAAGAGTCGTCATCTGGCCGATCCTGACGACCCGAAGCTCCTCGCCGCCCACAAGGAAACTCTCCTCCGTCTTGCCTTAGCCGATGGCGTCCCCATTCCCCCCGAGCACATCATCGCCGAAGTCGAGTCCGGCGAATTCCTCAGTCAACGTTCCGCCTTCCGCGCCTGGTTGGAAGAGATCGAGCGCCTCCCCGAGGGCTCCGGCGGCATCCTCTATACCATCGCCGTGGATCGCCTCAGTCGCGGCCCGCTCTCCGAGCGCGCCCGCATTCAGGAGGCCCTCCAGCGCGCCGCCATCCTCATCCGCACTCCCGCCGGCACGACCGACCTCTCCGACCCGGATGAGGAATTGCTGGCCGAGGTGCGCGGCTCGCTCGCGCGGCAGGAGCTGCGCCGCTTCAAGGCCCGCCTGGCCCTGAAGCGCGTCGACAAGCTGCGCCGCGGCGAGATCCTCACCGGCGGCGTCCCTTACGGGTATCGGTGGAGCAAGGACACGGGCCAGCCCGAGCCGCGGCCGGACCAGTTTCCCATTCTGCAAGCCTGGTGCCGGGAGGTGCTCACCACCTCGGCCCAGCGGTTGAGCCGCCGCTACGGGGTCTCCGGCTCCATCGTCCTGCGCGCCCTCCACAGCCCGGTCCTTTGCGGCTGGAGCGCCCGGCGTTATGTCATGGGCGAGAACAGCGCCGGCAAGCGGGTCGCCCGCCTCCTCCCCCGCTCGCAGTGGGTATGGGCCGAGCAGCCGGGCGGCTGGGCCCCGGCCTGCACGCGGGCGGAGTGGGAGGCCATTCAGGCGGTGCTGGCGGCGCGGGACAGTCGCCCGGAATGGACGCGCGCGACGGAAGATGGCTGGTGTCGGGACGTGCTGCAGTTTCAGGGTGCGCCGGCCGGCGCCTGGGTGCGCCTGGAGACCGGCGGCGGAGGTCCGGTCTATGCCGGCGTCGATCCGGTCACGCGCAGGCGGTTCGCCTACGTGCCGCGCGAACAGGTCCACCGGGCGGCGACCGCGGCGCTGGGCCCTCTGATCGCCCGTCCTGACTTCCTGGCCGCAGTGGCGGCGGCGGTCCAGGAGCAGCAGCAGCAGGTCGCCGCGGCGCCGACCGCTCCCGATCTCCTGGCCCGGATCGCGGCGCTGCGAACGCAGTTGGAACGGGCCGTGCGCGACGGGCTGCAGGCCGCAGGTGAGGAGACCCGTCTGGCTCATCAGCGCGTTCAGCGGGAATTAGAGCAGGAGATCCAGTCCCTACGCCGCCAACTCGGCAGCGCGAACGGCGCCCGGACCGCCGATCTGGCGCCCCTCTTGCGCGAGGCCGCGGTCCTGCTCGGCGACTTCCCCGCCGGTTGGGAGACGCTCCCCGGCACCTTCAAGCGGGCCCTGGTGCGGGCGCTTCTGGTGGCCCTCCCCGTGGTCATCGAACCCGCCCCGGCCTACCATCCGCGCCGCCGGGAAGTCCTCGCTCCCGTCTGGCAGCCGTGGGTTCCGCAGTGGCTCGACACCTCGTAAATCAACCCTGCCTATCAACACCCAGGAGTAATTTCGCTTCAACGGCGGCGGCAGCCCATCAGCGGCAGATCGCCATTCCTCGCCACACGGCCAGAGATACCCTTGAGGGCGATGCGGTCCCCGGCGTGCAGCCGCAGCAGGGACGCTTCCCGCTGCGGGCAGAAATAGCAGGCGACATCGTGCAAGCCGTCCTCGCTGCCGATCAGGGTCACACAGGCCACGCCGTCCCGGTCCCGGTCCAGGCTGCGGATGATCCCGTTCATCCGGAGGATCTTGCCGCAGACGATGGCCTCGACCGCCAGCGCGTTGTTCTCCAGGCCACGCCCGACCTCGGCGGCTTGCAGAACGATGGGCAGTAGATGGGCAGCGCCTACTCGCCGGTCCTGCTCCTGGTGCCGCCGCGCCACGTCGGGGGAAAGCGACGCCGACGCCGGCGGCGTCAGGGCCGGTGCCAACAACCCGAGAACGATCCACCCCATCAATGCTCGATTCATCTATCTCCTCCCTACCGATCGCCTGTTTACTGATTACTGAGACGCCGGCCTTCCACGCCTCGTTCCCTACCGACCGGGTGATTATCCGCTCATCCCCAGGCAGCGATTTCGCTTGAGAACCCCGTTATGTCTTCCGGCAGGGGCTCGACCTGAGATCCCGAGCTGCGGCGCCGCTCCAGCGCGTGCGCCAGGCAGAGCGGGACCCGGCGATAGCCCGCTTCCGAGGGAGTGATCCCCGGAACGCTCGCATCCACGATACAGCCGGTGTGCGTCGCCTCATTCGGGCAATATTCGCAGCGCACCTTCCTTCTCCTTTGCTCTCTTTGACGCCGGTCTTCCGCGCCTCGTTCCCCATCGAGCGGGTGATTATCCGCTCATCCCCTCGCGTTTGCTACCGGAAAACAGCGGAGGAGAGCGCCGTTGGAATGGCGAACTGCGGCTCATTGCCCCTAAAGCGACCAGGGAGGCGTTAAGTATGCCCGTGGGCCAGTGCCCGAACTGCCGGAAGCTCTACTTGTGGGAGGCGCGCTGCCGGCATCAGCGGCGCTGCCGGGAGTGCCGGCGGCGGCTGGAGGCGGTCTCGCGTGAGGAGATGTTGGCGCGGGTGCGGGCGCTGCGAGAGGAGAAGGCGGCTTAGGAGGAAGGAGCCTCGCTGTTGTCTGCCGCCGGCGCTGCGGGAGACTCGCCGGGACGCTCCCGGTCTACCAGGGTCGTCGAGCGCCAGTCATCCGCACGCAGTTCGACGATGGTGGCGAGGAAACGGCCGCGCGTAAAGCGGACGACGCGCTTCCCTTCCTCGTAAAGAGCCCACCCGTTGCTAAGGTAACACTCGCGCAACTCCTGCTCGGTCACGTCCTCTCCTTCTCGCTTGCTTCTCTGCTCACCAATCAATCAGACGGCGGGCGATTATTCGCTGTCCATGTCCACGATCGCCGGGTTCAGCGCGATAGCGAGCGCCTCCCGCACGTAATCATAACGGCTGGCGGCAACGCCGAGATGCGAGCCCGAGAGCACCAATTCTTGTTCGGCGCCGGAGAAAAGCACGCGCCAGAGTTCGCCATTGTTGGGCGCCAGCGCGATGAGGACCGGCTTCAGGTGCAGCCGCACGCCCTCCAGCGCCCGCCGCGCCTCCTCCTGCGCGTCGCCGCGCTGTTTCGGCGCCCGCTCGCGCGCCCGCTCGATCAGCGCCGCCGCGCTCGCCAGGGAACGCGTTATCTGCTCGCGGTCGAGGATCTCTCGCTCCATCCTTGCTTCCTCCTTCTCGCTTGATTCTCTGCTCACCTGTCAATCAGACGACTGGCGGGGCTAGTCCACAGCGGCGACGTTGGCCTCCCACCGCTCGACGGCCGCTCGCAGCGTGCTGCCCACCCCAATGGGCGCAAACCGCTCATAGTCCAGGCGCTCGCCAATGGCCGGCTGGTAATCGAGGCCCGGCAGGAGCGCCCAATTGCCGTTGTGCGTCAGCACGGCGCGGATCTGCAGCGGTTGATCGTCCCAGTTGATCGTTTGCACGAGGCGCTCGGCGACGATGACATGGACCGCCGCTTCTTCGCTGCAGCGGCCCTGGTAGTCCAACGTCTCGGCCCGTGTCGGCTCGCGGTGGACGCTCGCCATCAGCCCCTCTATCGTCAGTTCTTCCATCATCTTCTCCTTCTCGCTTGCTTCTCTTATTACCAATCAATCAGACGGCTGGCTGGGCGACGGTGTTCCTTGTATTTCCTCAAGGATTAGTTCTCTGCCTTCCGTCTGCGGTCCTGTATCTGCCGGTCCCGGTCAACATCCCAGGCGTCCAGATCCCGCTTGTAGACGAGCCGTGCGGCCTTCTCATCGCCGGCCCTCAGGAAAGGCAGGTGCCCGGCCTCGATGCGCTGATAGACTGCCTGGACGCTGACGCCCTTATATTTAGCGGCATTGCGGATCGAGAATAGCTCTTCGTTCTTCAACTCGCGTGGCTTCTTCGCTGCTGGCATTCGCTTCCGTTCACTCACTGGCTTGGGTTCACTGATCCTGACCTGTTTAGGCTCTCTGATCTTGACTTGATTGCCCGTCGCTAACATGTTGCGCCTCCTTGTCTCCAACCCCTTAGCGGTCGCGGCAGGAGACCTGGGCCGCCGCATTTTGGCTTTTGACTCCTCCGTATGCTTCTTTCCTTTTCGGAATGCGGACAGCTTTGCTTTAGCTTGTTCCGTCAGGGTTTGTCCCTGCCGCGCGGCGGCGATCCTCGCCCGCGTCTCATCAGCGTGCATGAAACCCAGCGACCCCTCTCCTCCTGCTGTCAGATTGGTCAGCGGGGCTCCTCTATCGCGATAATGTTTGATCCAAAACTGCTCTCTCTGCAGAACCTCATCTGTCTCTTCGAGAATGGCCAGCACCGGTTCTAAGCCCAATCCAAACAGTACGCGTAGCCAGCATGATAGGTGCAGCCTGCTGCCCCGTGCGGCGGCGTGATAATGGTCTGAAAGCCGCTCATGGCCTCCTCTGTTGGTTTGTCCGATGTACCGAGTATCGCCGGTCCTGGGGTCGAGTAGAGCATAGACGATCCCCATCTCTTACCTCCTCCTCCTTTCTCGTCGGTTCCTTCTTCTCGTTGAAATAGACGAACGTGCCAAGGAAGAAGTTTCCTCTTCCTTGGCTCTTGACCTTCCTCGCCCTAAACCGCTTGTAAAGCGACGTTAATCCGGTTCGGGAGGCTCTTAACGTTAGAGTCGTGAACGCTGCAACAAAGTTGCTCTTAAAGGCGGTAAGTCTTACCGGCTCAGTCTGAGACAATCGTTGAATATCGTCTACGGCTAGCTACTGTTACTCAGACTGAGACTCTGGCGGACAAATGGAGCAACCTAGCCACCGTAAGCTGAGAAACAGAAGACTGCTAGTCGTTTAAGAAAAACAAGGAACACTTCCCTATCATCTAGCGTCTATAAGATGGAAGCAGACAAGAAGCCTCCCCCAACCCGAAGGAGAAGCCATGAGCACCGCGACCCGCACCCAGACTGACCGAGAGTTTGTGATCAGCCACGTCGATTACCGGCTGCCGGCGAGCGAGCAGAAGCTGACGGCCGCGCAGGAGCGCACGCTCTACTACATGGCAGACGGGTTCGGGAAGCGGACGCCAGCCGAGCTAGAGAGGATCAACGGCGGCTATGACTGGAGCCACTTCCGCGACAGCAGCGACGCGGCGTTCCGCGAGATGGCGGTAATGATCCGCTGCTGGCAGAATGACCGGGCCGTTGAAGCCATCCGCTTCCAAACGCTCGCTGAAGTGCGAGCCCAGGCAACCCGGAAGCTGCAGAACGCCCAGACCCGCTTTTATGACAACCCTTCGGCCGAGAACTTCATCCTCTGCCAGAAGGAAATGCTCGCTTACCAGGAACTGATCAAAGGCTGAAAACAGCCGCTAGAGAGTAAAGGGCGTCCCCCTTCCCTGACTTCAGGAGAACCGAAACGATGACCGCTGCAATGATCCCGCTCGACGATCAGAAGACAGAAACCGAATCGCTCGCTGACCGCCGCCCGGCGCACCTTCCCTGGAACGACTGGGAAGCCCTGGAAGTGCAGCCGGTCGATCTGGCGCTCCTGCGCCTCCGCTGCCTGGACAACCAACTCGTCCTCGAGCTGCCCGGCGCCGCGCCTTACCGGGTCGCGCCTTCGTTTCTCGAAGGGCTCGGCGGCGAGACGACATTTCCGCCCGAGTTCGTCGGCAAGCTCTCACCGGGGCTGCAGGCGCAGATCCTCAACGAGCGGCTCGACCAGACCCCGCCCCGGATGATGAGCGTCGTCATGAGCGGCGAGACCTGCGTCCGCTTCCTGCCGGGCGACCGGGCGGTACTGGCTGCGCCCGCCGTCGCCGACCGGATCTATGACCGCCTCCTGACCCGCTACGGCGGCGTGGAGATTGACGAAGCAAAAGCGTACAACGGCGAGCACTGGCTGCGGCTGACGACCCCCTTCAAAAAGACCCTGACCGGAGAAGTCGTGACGGTCGAGCGCAGCCGGCACGAGATGCTCCAAGAGGACGTGCTGGCGCTCGGAGTGCAGGTGCGGCACGAGTTCCGCGAGGGGCTGCAAGTGGAACTGCACGTCAAGCGGCTGCTCTGCTACAACTCGGCGACGACGGCGGCGCACCGCTACTCCTGGCGGCTCAAAGAGGACCGGGGCGAAGCCGCGCAGCTCGCCTGGTTGGACGACGTGCTGGAGCAGCTTCCCGACGAGTTTGACCGCTTCTTAGCCGGCGGGCGGCTGATGCAGGCCGAGAAGTTTGAAGGCCATCCCCGCACCGCCCTGCAGGCGGCCGCTAAAGCGATGAAGCTGCCGAAGCGCCTGCTGCCGGGACTGTTCGCCGCCTTCGATCAGGAACCGGGCGACAACCACTGGGCCATCGAGAACGCTATCACGCGCATGGCCACGCACGGCGACAACCTCTCTCCGGCGCTGCGGCGGGAATTGTCGAGAACTGCCGGAGAGTGGTGCCTGGATTTTGAAATGGTGAACTGCCGGCTGCCGCGCCCGCTGGCCACCGCCGCAGGGGCGCAGATCCTGGCTGACTGACCGAGAGCGAAAGCGGGGAGAAATCCTCCCCGCTTTCCCGGTCAGCAAGGAACAAAACGCCTTCTTGGTTGGTCTATTACATGGAAGCAGACAAGAAGCCTCCCCCCAGCCGGAAAGGAAACGACGGTGCACGCAAACCAGAAGATCCGGATCGCTGAAGAACTGGGCGCTCGGGCCTTCACTTCCGGCGCTTCCGCCATCCCCGCCCTCGACAAAGCCCTGATCGCGCTGTTCGAGGGGCTCGCAACCGGGGAAGCAGCCTCGATTATTACCGCATGGCAGCGCGGGTTCATCAACGCGCCGCTGCCTGAATAGGCAGCGAGCGGAACAAGGCGCCCGTCCGCTTCGTCCTACTAGTAAGCAACCGAGTAAGCAAGGAGAAACGAAATGAAGCAGATCATCATCCACGAGCGGAAAGACGAGCAGGGATGGCACGCCTGGGTGGAGCAGGCGAAGGGCAAGCAGGTGTTTCGGCTCACTGATATCTGCGCCGGCGCCAGCCGGGCCGAGGCCGCTGGCAAGCTGCTCCTGGGCTATCCCGAGATAACGGGGCTCACCGTGGGAACGATCTACCTGGACCGCTGAAGAAAGCGGGGCTGGCAAGAGCCCCTTCACTCAAACAAGCAAGGAGAAACGAAGATGAAGCTGACTCTGGCGACCGACGCGCTCCCTTGCCGAAGCATATGCCGAGTGGAAGCGCCACGGACAGCAGCGAGGCGCTCGGATCGTGCGGACGCCCACTGGGAGTTACCTCGTGGCCGAGAGCACCCGCGCCCCGGCACTGCAGCAGCGCGCTGGATGGCAGATCGTCTGGCCAACCTGCAAGCGGTGCAACGACCCCCACGATGACGAGATGCTGGAATACTGCGCTGATTGCCGCACCTTGGAACCCGGCTATTAAGGAACAAAGCGCCTGGTTGCTTCGTCTATCAGATAGAACTGAGCGATTGGAAAGTAAGGAGAGCAAGATGAGCACCCGAACCGAGACCAAAGCCCAGAAAGAACTGATGCGGATGACGCGCTGCTTCGTGGAAACACCCACCGACTACTGGAAGCAAGAAGTGCTGCGGGCGGTTGGCGCGGTCGAAGAGGAGGCCCGGCTGGCATCCCAGGAGCGCGAAGCCCGATACATCGCCGCCCAGGCTGCCGAGCCGCTCTGGTGGGATGACGCGAGTTATGCCGCCTATCAGGCGCGGTCATGAGCGAAGAACAGGAGCCGAAGGAGGGACAGCCACTCAAGGCGGCCCGCTTCACGGTTTGCCTCCCCTTCGCCGATTGGGTCAACGCGACGGCGCTGGCCCGACGCCTCCGCCGGGAACACTACTGGGTCGAGGTGTGGGAAGGCGACCGGCTCGTCTCCCGGCGCGAATGGGGAGCCGACTAGCGGAACAAAGCGCCTTCTCGGTTCGTCATAATAAGCAAGCAACCTAGTTCTTGTAAGTAAGGAGAAAGACAATGCGGATGAGCGCCAGCGTTTACACTGTCATTCTTAACGGCCAGCGGTTGGCCGACCACGACAGCCGAGCGGCGGCCGAGGCCCAGGCGGCGGCGATCGGGGGCACGGTGCGGCTGCTGGACCGGCGGGCGGTGAAGCAGGAGGTCAAGCGGCCGGTGGGTTACTCGGTCAAGCTGAGTGGGCCGCGAACGGACGCTGAGGCGCTGGCTTTCTTTGTCTAGCCAGGGGGCTGGCAACGGCCCCTTCCTTGAAAGGAGAAACCGATGCGCGACGAGGACCTGGTATTCATCGACGGCGAAGCCTGGCGTGCAGAGGCGTGCGAAGACGGCTATCTCTGCGAGGGTGGGCCCTTTCCCGACGAGTGTCCCGAGTGGGCGACTTTCTACCTGCGCTCGGCCGAAGGAGAGGGAAGACGTTTCCTGTGCGACCATCATTTTGCGGCAGCGCGCGCTATCGGGGAGAAGCGCGGTTGCCGCGGTCAGAAGCTCGTCGTCAAGGGAGATCGGAAGCTATGAGCCAACTGACTGATCTTAAAGACATCAAGATCATCGAGCGCCACCCGGAGGCGAAGGTAGGCCCGGATTATCAGCGCGCTATTGACGCGAACGGCGCTTGGTGGCATCGAGTCGTTGGCCATCCGGATTTTCCCCGACGTTGCCACCTCTGCGGCGAATCCGTGCCGCGCGGTTGGGCGCCGGAGGCCGGAGCGGTTACGGCCCTCGATTTCATCTGCGATAATCACTTTCTCGGCAGGGAATAACATGGACATGGAAGAGCGACTGGAGCGCATTGCCACCGGTCATGCGGATGCGGCGGCGGCGGATCGCAGCGGCGAGACCGTCAGCGATCAGTGGGCAGAGGCGATGGGCTTCGAGGGGGACGACTTCTTCTTCGAGGCAGAAAGCGCCGAGGAAGCACGCGCTAGAATGTCTCCCGAAGACGCGGAGGCAGACCGCCACTATTGCGCGAAGCTGGAGCGCGAGGCGGACGCGGAGCAGAGCCGGGAGGAGTGGCGCGCTGTGAAGCAGTGGCGCCACTATGTGGTTCTCGTGCCGGGCCTCGGCGGCTTCTGGATGCCCGACCGGGATCTCGGCTCCCAGGACCGCTACGAGACCCAAGAGGCCGCCCTGGAGCGGGCGGCCTGGCTCTATCACGAGCGGGCGGTTTCCGCCGTGCAGGTCCATGAGAAGACCGATGCGATTATCGCGGTCTGGCCGGAAGAGGAGAAAGAGCGATGCAGCGATTGAAACCGGGAGGCAACCCTGACAACCCGCAGGACTGGGAGGCGTTCGATTACGTGCAGTTTGCGGCGGACCAGGCCGCGAACGCGAGCAAACGTGAAACGCTCACCGACACCCTGACGAACGAGCCCGTTCAGCCCTTGACGGTGCGCCGTCTCTCCTGGCAAGAGTTTTGGCACCGTCGCCCGACGAAGATCCATCTCGTTGCCCTCACCATGCGCGGCTGGGACCTGGCCGACCGGGCGCTCTGCGGTCAGGTGGTTAACCACGAGGAGGCCCGAGAAGACACCGGAACGGGGACGCACTGGGTCTGCAAGCGGTGCCTGATTGCCTATGCGAAGCGACAACTGGCTGAGCCGTCGACAGCGCCGCTTGATGATCCCTTTCTCGCGGCTCCCCGCTAACGGGCCGGGGCTTGCCGCGCCACCGCCGTCTTCCGCCGGTGCCAGCTCTCCCGGTGCTGGCGCCGGACACAGATGCGGCAAGCCCGCTTGCCGTTGGGGCGGTGATAGGTATTCTCTTCCGTCAGCCGATGCCCCTGCGGGCAGCAGCCATCGGTGCCGCGCGGCTGGCTCTTCTGGCCCGCGCCGCGGGCGCGCTGCCGGACGCGCTGGAGGGCGTGGCGGACCGTCGATGCGGGGATCCGCAATTGCTCGCTGGCGGCGGCGCTGGAGAGCCCGGCGCCATAGACGGCGGCGAGGCAGCGGCGCTCCAGCCGGCTGCTGCCGGCCCAGACCGCCGCCCAGAGCCGCTCCGCTTCCCACTGATCGAGTAAGGGCCCGGTCCAGTCGTCGCTGACCCCCTCCTGCTCCAACGGCTCTTCGCGCGCCCGCCAGCGGCGGGCCCGGCGCAGATAGTCGCGCGCGGCCCAGCGGGCCGCCCGCATCGCCCACTGGTCTCGCCCGCAGCCCGTCGCCTCGCTCCAGGTGGACAGGCTCTCCCACATCCGCAGGTAGCCCTCGGCCAGCATATCGTCCGCCTCCGCCGGGAACGCCTGGAGATCCGGCCAAAGCGCGCTCCGTACCCGCCGCATCAGCCGGCGCACTTCGGCCTCCTCGATCATCGGGGGACGACCGAGAAGCCCCGGAAGACCACTGAAACGCCATCGGCCCGCGTTAGCGTCACCGGGAGCAGTGCGGGCAGCGGCGGCGGCGCCGGCACCGTGAACGCAATCTCGGTATCGCTCCACGCCAGGACGGGAAGCGGCGCTGCTCCGAGCAGCAATTGCCCCGGCGCCGCGCCAAAACAGGTTCCCTCCGCAAAGGCTGTTTGACCGCCCGCCAGATCCCAGTCCGGGCCGCTGCCTAACTGCCGCGCCGCGTTGAGGAAATTGGCCAGGAGCGGCAGCCGGCAGGGCACGAAGACCCCCGGCGCCGGTGGGGTCGGCGTTCCGTCAATCGTGAAATCTGCCGCCGCCGTGAGGAACGTCGTCGCTCCTGGCAGCGTGACCTGAACCGTCTCGTGGACGCGGGGCCCATCGCCCGGATCAGGCACCGTTCCGCTGATCTGCGTCGCCGTCCACTGACCGATCTTCGCGGGCCCGGTCGGATCGAACGCGACCTGTCCCGCCACGGTGCCCAGGCCGCTCCCGCGGATCACGAAGGACGCTCCGGGTAGAGCGTGCGCCAGCGGCGTTGCACCGTCTGCCGCGAACAGGCCGCTGATGGTGGCGCTCTGGCTGCCGCTGGTGATCGGGATCGGCGGCGCCACCATGACGAGCGGCTGCGGGGCGCCGCTGTTGCCCGCCTGCAGATAGAGCCGCACCGGATCGAGGCCCGCCGCGACCGGCTGCACGACGGCGGTGATCCGGGTATCCGTCCAGGTGAGCACTTTGGCGTCCCCGTCATTGATGATGAGGCGGCCGAAAGTGGGCGGGAGGGGCGTCGTAAAGCCAGTGCCCAGCACTGTGATCGTGTCGCCCGGCTTCGCGCTCGTCAGGGGCGCTCCCGCCGCGGACTGATAGCCGGTGATCGCGGCCGGGACCGGGACGGGGGCCGGGGTCGTCGCCGGCTCCAGGGTGATCTGCTGCAGCCGCGTCACGCCGGCCAGCGTGGCCCGGATCGTCAGGAAGCGGCGAGCTGTCGGGCTCTTTGTCTGCACCGCGAAACGGGCGAAGCTCTGCCCGGCGGGCACGAGGACCGTCCCCGGCAGCGTCGCCGTGGGATCGTCGGTGGAGAGCGCCACTGGCGTATCGACGGTCACGGCCGCAGTCAGGACCAGCTTGACCAGGACGAGCGTACCGCCGGGAACGCCGAGCTGGAGGGCCGACAGGCCGGGCGCCGTCGCGTGCGGGCGGCGGACGGCGGGTGGTGGCTTCGGAAGCGGCTGCGGCTGCCCAAACATCTAGCTGGCCCTCCAGTGGAGCATGTTGAGATAGACCGGCGCCGTCACCGTGCCCCCGCCGTTCGAATTCGCGTAGATGCCGATCCGGGTGGGCGTGATGAACGTATTGCGGGCGACTGAGAACAGGGTCACGAAATTGACGCCGTCATTGCTGGCGTTGAACGTCCAGTTGGTATTGTCATCGTGGATCTGCAGCCAGAGCAGGCCGCTCGCCATATAGGGAGAGGCCGGCTGCGGGCTCGCGATCAGGACGAACTCGGCCGAGAAGGCGCTCGGGGAGGTCCATTTACTCACCGCCATGGAGAGGCCGCTCCCCAGAAACGCGGTACGGGCGACCACGTCGAAGGTGATGACCCCGCCGCCGCTGCTGTCCCGCAGGCACATTCCTGCCGCTAAGAAGTTGGCGAACAGGACGGTGGGCAGCAGTCCCGCCGTCACCGTGTAGGGCGGCGTCGGCAGCGCCACGTCGAGGATGCGGAGCTGGTCGGTACTCGAGGAGGGCGCCGTCAACAGCACCGCGCCGTTCGTGGTGCTCATTGTCGCACCGCCCTGGTTGGTGAAGGCGAAAGCGGGAATGGTCGGGTCGGTCAGCGGGAAGAGCGGGCCGAACCTTGCGAAAGCGGAGCCGGAGTCACGCTGCAAGCTGTACCCGTCTGTGGGCAGGAAGAGGCGCCCGTTCCAACCCGCGGCGGGGCGAGTGGCGAAGGCGCCGCTGACGACCGTGGAGGCGGGCATCGCGTCAATGAGATCCAGGCTTTGATCGATAGGAGTTTCGGGCTGCGATTGTCCGCTGACGACATACGGCAGGCCCAGATGGGTGGTTGGCATGAATGATCCTCTAGCCGACGAAGAAAGCGGGATAGCCGGCGCTCAGTGCTCCGGTCTGGGTAATGATGAAGCGAACGGAAGACTGCGGACTACCGAAGTCGGTGGTCTGCGCGCTGGCGAGATAGACCTGACTGGGGCTGGTCGGCGTGAAAGTGCGGAGCACCCGCTCGGCCGTTCCCCCGCTGACGTAGGCCGGCAAGAGATAGAGCGTGCTCACGTCGGACAAGGAAAAACTGTTGCTCAGTGCATTGCTCACCGTGCCGATCAGGCCATTGACGCCCACGAGACCGATTACCCCCGTCAGATAGACCTTCTGCCCGTTGCTGAACCCGTGCGCGGTCGAGTTGAAGGTGGGAACGGACGCCGTCATGATGGCGGTGATCGTTTTCGGCGCTCCCGAGAGCACGGACACGGCATACGCTTCCGTGGTCTCGCCGAGCGGTACCGTCGCGCCGGAAGGCAGCCCCGCCCCCGTCCGCGAGCGCCTGGTCCACGTTAAGGTGATGTCGCCGGCAAGCCGCGTGGCCGCCAAGTGGCACGGTGCATACGGCTTCGCCTCCTCGCCGCGGATCGACAGGGGCACGGGGGTTGCCGCCGCGATGGCGGTTCCCGAGGTGACCGCTTTGAGGATCACCTGCGAGGAGAAGGCACCGCCGCCGAGCACTTCGCGCACCGCCGAGGCGTCCAACAAAGCGAACCGCTCGCCGACACGATGCTCAGACCATCTCCCGTCCGTGCCGCGCCGGCCGCGCAGGAGCCGCGAGAGGCGATAGGTAGTGCCGGTCAACGGCGTGACGGTGGCGAACTGGATCACCTCATCCCCGAGGATGGCCAGGTTCGCCCCCGCAGTCACGTCGGCATCGGAGGTCGAAGTGGGCGCGTCGCCGGCGATCAATGAAATATCGACTGTGTTCGTGGTGTCGAACGGCCCCGGCTCCGTTCCGGCGGCGAGCGCCGAGAGCGCCGTGCCGATGGCTGGCCCGCTGTTGATGCTCCCGATCAACTGGTAGCTGGCGCCGGCGTCGAGGCTGAGATAGAGCGCGGCCCCCGGCCAGTACCCGGAGGCGCCGGCATTGGCGACGGCATAGAAGCCGATGGAAGCGGCGTCGGCATCTCTCAAGGCGTTGCCGCTCCATGCCACCAGCGTGGTGGTCAGCGTGTCCATCACCGCGGCCGGCGGCGTCGTCAGCGCCCCACCCGCAGCGCTCTGCACCAACACGGCGGCGTCGTCCAGCACCCCGGTAATCCGGATCGGTCCCGGCAGCGCCAGGTCCATCTGCTGGATCCGCACCGACAGGCTGCCGGCGGGGGTTGGCAGTAGGACCGTATCACCAGGAGCGAGATAGAGGTAGCGCGGCCCCAGTACGATTTGCGGCGTCTCGCGCTCCAGCCAGCGCCGATAGAGGATCTTCTCCACGATCTGCCGCGCGTGGTCGTCGCTCAAAACGAGCGGCACTGTCACTGTCACCACCTGCTGGAGCCAGGTCTTCGTGACCCGGCTCGCTCCCTGCATCGATTGCAGGTAGTTGCGCGCCGGCAGCCCGTAGTACGTGAGTTCAGCGCGGAACGGCAAGTCGAGCTCCGAGAGGCGCGGAATGGTCAAGGTCAGCGGCGGGTCGCTCTCCGGCCCGTCCACCAACCGCGCCGCCAGGTCTCCCGCCGGGATCGTCGCCACACTGCCCGCGCCCCGCTTCAAGGCGAAAATCTTGCCGTCGACCTCCGTCAGGTAGGTATCGTACGCCTGGAGCAGCGGGTCGATCACGGAGCGGGCGTCAGAACGGTCGGCGATAATGAAGCCGTCCACCTTATCCACCGCTGCGCTGACATCGAACTGCCCGGCCGTCAGGCCCGCTTGCGTGAACAGGTCGGTCAGGATGGTGGAGAGAGCCACCTGGGTCGCCACCAGCAGCCCGGCCGAGAAATCATCGATCCGGTTGGTCGAGGCGCAGGAGAAGCCGTAGGAGGTCGCTGTCTGGTTGAAACTGTCGCTGGCCGTGCAGACCTGAAGGCCGTTGACATACCCCGTCACGGTCGCCCCGTTGAACGTGAGCTTCAGCACGTCTCCGGCGAGGGCCGGCTGCGTGGAGGTCGTGACAATGGTAAACGCGCCGGCGACCCGCTTGCCCAATTCGTAATTGCTCGAGTCGAAGGCCGATTGCCCGAACCACCAGTAATTGTCCTTGTCCGAGAGCCGCCCCAGTACGAAGCCGGCGCCGAGCCCGGAGCCGGTCCCGGTCGTCACGGTGAGCTGCGCGAAGGTGGCATCGCTGACGCTGCAATCGATCCAGGTCGGATGGTCATTGCTGCCGGTCGTGTTCGCCTGGTTACTGACGACCTGCCCCGCCACGGTGCCGAACTGCCAGGTCTGCCCGCTGTCCGCCGTGATCAGGGTGCCATCCGCCCGGTTGAAGCTGTCGGAGGCCAGCAGGCCGCTGTCCGCTTTCACCACGTCGAAGCTCAGGGGGTTGGGAAAGGCGTTGTTGAAATCGACCAGGGGCAGGTCCTGAAAGACGACGTAGGCATCTCCTCGGTAGGCCGGCGTGGTCGCTCCCGCGGAAGCGACGATCAGCGGGTCCGGCATCTGCACCTCGTCGCCGAGGTAGATGCGGATCGTATAGGAGCTTTGCGGGCTGGCGTTGACATCGTAGATCACCCGGTCCCCGGCCCGGATCTTGCTCACCTGGGTGATCGGTCCCCGGCACAACAAGCAAGCAAACGACATGGTGAAGCTCGTGGTCGGGGGTGCGAAATCGGTGAAGTTGGCGATGTCGAAAGGCACCTGCGTCTTGGTCGTGATCGGGTTGCGCGGGTCGGCCCAGATGACGGTCCCATTTAACCTCATTGACCCCCAGACCTGGCTTATCGGCGTCCCGTAGGCCGAGCCCGTAATTCGCAAATCCGGCAACCTGGCTTGGTTGGGCTGCGGCTTATTAGCCGCGTCAAGCGCACCGCCTACAGCCACCCCGACGCTGTACCCCAGGAGCGGATTCCCAAAAGCCAGACCGATGGCCCCACCAACCAAGCCTAAGGCTATCGTAGCCACGAGCGACTTACCCCTTGCCTCTCGCGATAATGATCAGCACAATCGCTATCGCCAGCGCGCACCATGTCAATTCGAGCGCATATTTACTCACTAATAGAGCCCCCGCCACCTATAGACGGCCGCCGTGTGCTCCTGCCAAAAAGCGTCGTAAGCGTGCTCGACCACGCAGCCGGCTCGCTCCCAGCTATGAATGAGTGTCCCTTCAGCCGTCGTCAAGCCCAGGTGAATAGCCTGCCCGGAGAACTGCAGCAGGACGACATCGCCGGCGTACGCCTCCCCGCAGACATGCTCCAGATGCTGCTGCAGATAAGCGAACACCTGTTCCGGGTGCACCGGCTGCGAGTAGCGCGGCATCGCGCCATCGGAGAGACCCACCGCCTGCGCGCAGGCCAGCAGTAAGCCGGCACAGTCGCAGCCGAGGCCCTTGACCGGGACGCACTTCCTGAACGGCGTTCCCAGCCAGCTTCTCGCTTCGTCCACCAGATCCTGGCCGGTCATCGACGAATCCCTACTTGACGCGGCTGAATATTTACGCTATAATTCCCCTGTAAGCAGTGAGTAGTCAGCCAAGGAGAGAACCGATGAGCGAGCATCTTTTGACCAGCCGGAGCCGGAACCTGGGCTATGGATGGAGTAACCAGCCCTCGGGTAATGGCCCTCTGGCGATCTGCAAGCCGGCCGCGCCCGACGCAAGCGGCGGACTGCGCGCGGTCGAGAATGAGATCACGCGGGCGACGCGGTTCAACTCGGGCAACTTCCGGAGCGGCCAACTGTTTGTCGCTGGCAAGCCGGTCATCGCTCGCTGGGGCGCCTATGAGGATCAGACAGGCTGGCATCAGGGTTGGGTCTCGCTGGATCGCGGCTTTCTCGTCAATGAGTTGCTCGCCGAATTGCGCGACGGCGGCGCCGTGCGCGTGCGAACCAGAGACGATTGAGATGAAATTCCTTCCCTGGTTCCGCAAGGACCTGGAGGCGGCGCTGACGATCATCCAGGCTCGCGCTCCCGGTCGGGCGCATGAGATCCAACAGTTCCGCAAGGCGCTCGCGAATGAGAGCGGCATCCTGCCCAAGCGGTTCGAGGTGCTGCTTGGCAACGCGATGGGTGGCCATGAGCGACACGCCTTCACCGAGGAGGAGAAGCGCGAACTGGGACAAACGCTCGTTCGTCTCGAAGAATACTGCCGCGACGGTCGCCCCGGTCCCAAGGTGCGCGGCAATGAATATCGGCTCATGGTCTATCTCACGAAGGCAGAGAATGAGGCACTGGTAGAATACTGCGACCGCCAGAATACGACGCGCTCCGCGACGGTCCGCGCCGCTCTGCGCTGCCTGCTGGAGCGTGATCCTTGAGCCTTTCCCTTCCCCACCGCCGTGGGGGTGAACCGACCGTGCTCCCGATCCCGCTTCCTTCCCCACAACAGTGGGGTCGCCGATCCATCGCCGCGCTTCGTCAACCAGATCCTGTCCGGTCATCTCCGGCCCCTGGCGCGCCGCACCGCCTGCCCCACCGCCGGCGCGGAGCGCCCCAGCGCCCGCGCGCACTCCGCCTGCGTCTCCTGCCGGTAGGCCAACCGCCGCAGAACCTGTCGCTGCAGCGGCGACAGCCCCGCCAGCAGCGCCTCTGCCTCCAGCCGGTCCAAGAGTGCCGCTTCAAACGACGGCGCGGCCGGCTCGAACGGCTCGGCCTCGTCGCCATCCTCCCTGCGACTCCCGATCTGCGAGAACGGGATCGCCGCCGGCCGCGCCTCGCCCTGCCGGTACGCCTGCCCGAGCCAGCGGCGGAACCATTCCGTGGGCGCCCGCTCGGCGGCGAGCCACGCGCCGTGCAGGCCCGCGCGCTGGTAGCCACGCCACGCCTCCAGGTGGGCTTGGGATCTGATATCCTGCCATTCCGGGTGAGCACTCCAGCGCGGGCCGAGACAGGCCAGCACCAGGTTCATGAGACGCGGCCCCGGATCCGCAGACATCAGAGACCCCGGTAGAAGCGCAGGAAGCCGGCATCGAAGCCGGGCGGCGGCGGGCGAGGAGCTTTGTGCCGGGCAGCCCCCGGCAGCGCCCGTACGGTCACGCTGACCAGCTTGACGCGGAAGGCCGAGAGGCAGTGCGTCCCATCTGCCGGCAGCACCACGAGCGGCGCTTCCCCGCTCTCCATCCCCGGTGAGACTTGACCCGCCACCGCATCGATGCGCGTGTCCGACCACTGCAGCACGCCGTCCCTGCCCCAGCAGTGGGTGACGCTGCCCACGGTCGAGCCGAAGCCGGATCCCAGGATCGCAAAGTGATCGCCTTCGTGCAGAGAGCGGACGGGCACGCCGCTGCTGTTGATACACTCCGTCACGTTGAAGTTCCAGCCCACCGGCAGGGTCGCCAGGGAGAGCGCGAGGAATAAGGAAGCGAGCATTATTAGCCTTCTTTCTAGCCACGGCCTCTTAAAAATATACTGTCAAGACCTGGAATTAAATTCTCCGCTCTATAATTTATGCTGTTGGCAAACCTGCTATCACACACCCCCAGAGTGCGGTCACAGCCGGCCGTCAGGAGCGCCGTGTCGCCCGGCGCGCAGGCAAACGGAAACGCCTCCTGCAGGTCGAGGGTCGCCTGGCCAAAGATCGGGACCGTGTGCGCCTTCACCTCACGCGAGATGCCGGCATTGAGGCCGCTCGTGAAGCTGACGGTCCCGTAGGAGTAGAATCCTGGGGGCGTAATGTCGCTGTTGAAGACGAGCCGCTGCGAGGTCGAGCCGGGCGTCAGACCGGCGCTCAAGAGCGGGCGCGTGAACTGGTAGCCGATGAACCCCGCCCCGCCAAACACCGGGTAGGCGCTCGTGTCGATCTGCACCGCAAAGGTGGTGCTGGTCGGCGCGGGAGACGCCAGCACGGGCTGCACCTGCCCATTCAGCAGCACCATTCCGGTCACGTCGGTAAAGAACGCCCCGTCTCCTGCTATCCGTCCGTGTGCCGTCGCGGTGGTGATGACCGCCGGGTTGGTCTGGGTGATGGCCGAGATGGCTACCGCCGTCAGCTTCACTTTGCATCTGGTGTCACCGAGTGCAAAGACGCGACAGGTGCCCGATGTCTGCTCGCCGATCTGCTGGGTGAGCCGGCTGGAGAGCGCGCGGATCTCGGCGGTGTAGCCGCCGTCGCTGTATTGAAGATTGCCAATGTAGCCCGTGCAGAGAAGAATTCTGCTGACCAGCGGGCTTTCAGCCCAATTCACCTGAAACAATTCGACGCTCGCCTGGTCATAGAGGCCCGCCAAAAGATCGGCGTCCCGAATGAACGAGCTGCTCAACGTGCCGTCGATACTCAAATTGTCCACGCCCGACCCTTGTGACACGCGAAGCGCCGTCGCGTCGATGCCGTCCAGGGTGTGATAGACCGTGCCCGCGAAGGTCAGATCCCGGTCAAAGGTCGTCAGGCCCAACACCACGCCCGCGTTCGTGGTGATCTTCATGCAAGTGGCTAGGGTGAGCACACTACCGCCGATGTGCGTCAGTAACGGGGAGGGGATTGTCCTGCTCATGCCGTCCCCCAGGAAGGAAAAGCGCGGCTGCTTGGAGAACTAGTCAGCGGGGGAAGTTGATGAGAACACTGTCTGAGACGCATGTCGCCCGCTTCTGGTCTCGCGTTGATATTCATTGCCCGAACGGCTGCTGGCTCTGGACTGCCGGGAAAACGGTCGACGGGCATGGACGCTTCTTTGACGGTGTGAGTGAGCGCATGTCCCATCGCATAGCATGGGAGATGATGCGCGGGGAGATTGAGCCGGGACTTCTTGTTTGTCACGACTGTCCAGGTGGAGACGTGCCTGCCTGTGTAAACCCGTCTCACATGTTCTTGGGCACGATATCGGAAAATACCATGGACCGCTGCCGCAAAGGAAGGACAGCACGAGGAGACCGCAACGGCTCTCATCAGGCGGCGGTCAGGCGCAGGCTGGGGCTGCCACCACAGCCGCCAGGGCGCGGACGCGGATGGAACCGAAAGCTGGCTCCTACGGAGGCTGACGTTCAACGCTTTTGGGAGAAGGTGGCCGTCGGGGATGTTGATGATTGCTGGCAATGGCAACCTGTGACAGACAGCGACGGCTACGGACGGATGCGCTGGGATGGCCATTACGTTCGAGCGAACCGAATCGCGTGGATGATTGCCAGAGGCGCCATTCCTACCGGTCTCTGGGTCTTGCACCGCTGTGATAATCCCCCCTGCTGTAATCCGTCGCACCTCTTTCTTGGCACGTCTCAAGATAACGTCGCCGACAAAATGTCTAAGCATCGCCAATCGCGAGGTGAACGGCACCGTTCGAGTTTTAGACCGGGTCATAACCAGGGCGAGCGGAATGGAAGAGCCAAGCTCACGCCTGAAGACGTAGCGAATATTAGGTGTCTGGCCAACCTGCTGAGTGCGCCAGAGGTCGGCAGGATCTACGGAATTGCCAAGCCGAATGTCTATCGGATCTGGGATGGCAGTGGTTGGAAATAACATCATCCCTTCAACTCGATTATCCTGACCGAACTCATACTTCTGATGGCCACGTCCTCAAGAGTAAATCCGCTCAGGTCCTGGTCGAAGCGCACGGGAATATCAAACTGAAAAGAGGCATCGGTGGCGTCCGTGCTGGCCAGATACTTGGTTGCCGCGCCGCCGCTGACGTAGGCCGAGAAAGTCGACGTGTTCAGGCTGGTAGTGACTGAAGAACCGCCCACGGAAGTTACCTGCGCGACCAGTCCATTAGCCGCCGTCATTCCGCTGATGCCGGTGAGGAATAGCAGATCGTTGGTCGCGAAGACCGGCGTCGTGCCAAACTGGATCGTTGCTGTGGCCGAGACGTTGATCCCGGTAATCGCCTGCGTCGAGACCGCATTGAGCGTGACAATCCCCGTCGTCGTGTCGATGCTGCTATAAGGCAGGTTGCTGCCGTTCTTCCGCAGAGTGACGGCGGGACTGGCACTGAGCGGTTTATAGATGTTCCGAATGTAGGTATTGCCAGCATCACCATAACCGCGGACCAATTGAGCCGTCGCGCTGCCCTTGACTGGATTGAGAGGGCTCTGTGCCGCCGGATAGAGCGGTTCATTGGTCGCCACGTAATCGGACCAGTCTTTGAACCGGAAGCCCCGTGCGCGGCCGCTGCGGGCGTACCAGAAGGCAAGGAGTGCGGTGAAGCCGGCCGTATCGCGCTGATCGAGAGAGATGGTCCATTCCGCGCGCGGGTCGGCCCACTGCTGAACGCGCTGCTCCTGGCCGCCGGCAGTGGCGACTACCACGGTACGCCAGGACGGCCCACCTTGCGCTCCGCGCGAGATAAGCGGGCTCATCTGGATCTCGTCTATGGAGGGAGCAGCCATCAGCTTCCCCTCCGTGCTGCTAGCATCGCCGAACGATTTGCGTCAGCCAGTATTTGGCCCTGTGATTGCCTGAATGCCTGGGGATTAGGCGTCTGGATAATGAACGTCTGGTGCACCGTGGTTCCCATCCCCTGCGTCGTCGCTCCGTGCGGCAGGATCATCCCCGGCGTCGGCGGGATGAACGTCTCGCTCCCCCCTTCGCCCACGGTGATCGGCACGCCGGCCTGGACGTAGCCCCCGGAGGCGAAGTGACTGCCGTAGGAGTTGTCATAAGAGCCGCCGCCTCCTGCGGAACTGCCCCCGCCTAAAGCACCGACTCCGAGATTGATGAGTTCGCCCACCAGCCCGGCGCTGCTGCCACTACTGCTGCCGCCTGGCGTCGGGGTCAGCGCATCGGTGATCTTCTTCCGGATCGCCGAGCGGATGATCTCCAGCGCAATCGATTGGAACAGGTTTTTGAAGCCGTCGATGATGTTCGCGAAGAACCCTTTGAAGCCGTGCTGCCAGATATTATTCAGCGTATTGGAGAGGACATCGGCGGTGCCGGTAGCCACGCTCTCGATCAGTTTCTTCTGCTGAGCGACGTTCTTCGCCAGGGTATCATTGGCTTTAGTCGCCGCCTCCACTCCCTCCAGATACATGATCAGCGCGTCATCGCCCTCGACGAAGGCCTGGTTCAGCGCTGCCTGCACTTCCGTCAATACCTTTGTCGTGCCGGTCAATTCCGCGTGCCGCTGTCCCTGCGCCACCGCTAGCTTTCCCGCGTCATCCCACAACTTATTGTTCGCCTCCATGGCAGCCTGGGCGTCCTTCTGGCTCTGTGCTAGTTTTTCGTTGGCTTTGGTGGCGTCTTCCAGCCCCTGCGCCCAGAGGATCAGCAGCGGGTTGCCCGTATTGTAGGCGTCGTTCAGCAGCGTCTGTGCCTCGGTGAGCGTCTTACTCGTGCCGGTCAGCTTCGCGTGCTCGGTCCCTACCTCTTTGGCACCTTCCGCTAGCCGGTGCAGGAGGTCTTCCTGCGCTTTGGCATCCGCTTTCGTGGCCGCTGCCGCCGCCTCGCGGATGGCTTTCTCGGCATTGTTGGTCTGCACCAGGGCAGCGAGTCGCGCTTTCAGCGCGATCTGCAGCGCGTCGGTGGTCGGCTGGTTCTTGTCCTCGCCCCGCCCGGCGCGGATCTGGCCCTCGACGGTGGCGATCTGCTGCCGCAGGCTCTGCACGGCATGGAGACGAGCCGCGGTCGCCGCTTCTTCGGTCGCCGCAGCCACGGCGCTGGCACGCGGGCCGGGGTCCGCGCCCGCAAACTGGGCCGACACCTGCTCGGCCGCGCTTTTAGGCGCTCCGCGGATCTGGGCGTTCATCTCGGCGATCTTCGCCCGCAGTTGCTCGGTGGTCTGCGTGGCGCGCTCGTTGGCGCTGTTCTTTTTCTCCAGCGCCTTGTCCGCGGTCGTGAGGTCGATCAACTCCTGAACGCGGGCATCATGGAGCAGATGGAAGCGGCCGGCGACCTGGGCCGCGACGTTGCCTTCCCCGGCGATCAGTTGGGTGTGCCGCTCGCGCTCCGCGTCCAGGGCAGCATCCAGCGACTTGCTTTCCTGCTGTGCGGGCGTGAGCTTTGCGGCGCCCGCCCCCGCTTTCGCGAGCTTATCGCGGATGTCGGCATCGCTCTCGCCCGTGCCGCCGCCCTTGGAGGTGAGCGAGTTCAGGCGGGCCAGCGTCGTCTTGTAGTCAGCCAACACCTTATCGAGGGCGCTTTCGGCGGCGCCCTTCGGCTTCGTCGCGCCCGGCTGCTGGAAGTAGGACGGCCCGAGCTGCTTGTCGAGCGCGCGCTCGTCGCCCGCGGCCTCACCCAGGGCCTGCTGGTAAGCGCCGCCGAGGCCCACGCGTGGCGCTCCCGGCTTGAAGAGGTCGAACACCTTGCCCGGCAGCTTCTCGGCGGCGCCGCCGAGGATGCGCGTGCCCCGCACGGCATCATCGGTGATCCCGTGCCAGTTCGTCTGAAAGGCTGCCGCCGCGATGCCCATGGCGGCGAACACGCCCACCCAGAGCGCCCCGAGCGCGATGGCCGCGAAGCCGATCTTTGCTAGACCGCCCACCACCCCACCGGCACCCGTGCCCGTGGCTACCTGCGTCACGACTGACAACTCCAGCGCCGCTTTCTTCATGTCGATGACGGTCTTGACGAACTCGCCCATCTTGACGGCCGCCGGGCCGAGAAGCGCGGCAGCGGCGGCAATCCCGAGGATGGCCTCCTGGCCGCCCGTCGAAAGCTGGGAAAACCAGTCGATCCCGTCCTTCACGAGGTCCAAAAGTGGTTTCAGGCCGTCCAGGATCTGCGCCGCCACCTTCAGCAGGATCAAGCCCAGCGGCGCCAATGCCACCTCAACCTGATTACGGAACTCGCCGAAGACGACCCCGAACGTGCGGGTCTGCGCCGCTGCTTTGGCGATGGTGTCCGAGCCGTCCGTGAGCGCCTTCTCCAGCCCTTCCAGGCTGAGCTTGCCGCTGCGGATGTCCTGCACCAGGTCATTCCCGACGCGCGCCCCAAAGAGCCGCGTCGCTTCCTTCAGCGCGTCCATCGGCGTCTTCGCGTGCTCGATGTCGGCAACGATGATCTGGAACGCCCGGTGAGCATCCGTCACGCCCGCTTTGGCCAGCTTCGACATCTCCTGGGTGAGGCCGCGCATGACTACCGTGGGCGGGATGCCGGCCTTCTCAAACGAGGCCAGCAGTGCCACGGAATCGACGATGCCGAGGTTCATCGTGTGGAACACCGGGCTAAAGCGCGTTAGCTCTTCAGCGAGCTTCTGGGCGCTGACGCCGGTCTTCTCGTGCGCCCGGTTCAACAGGTCGAGCACGGGGATCTGATCGCGGGCGCTGATCCCCCAGGCGGTGAACAGTTGCGTGGTCGCTTTGATGAGCGGGGCGACCTGCGAGTCGGTGATCCGCGCGAAGTCGAGCTCCGTCTTCGTCAGGTCTTCCAGCGCCTTGCCGGTCAACCCGGTGCGCGCCGCCACGTCGCCGATGGCTTCGCCCACCGTCTTCATGCTCTGCGGCACGCTGACGGCAACTTTTTTGAGGCTCTCGTCCAGGCCGGTGAGTTGGCTGCCCTGCGCGCCGGTGCGAGTGCGGATCTCCGCTTCTGCCCCCTGCACGTCATAGCCGGAAGCAGCGGCGGCCGCGCCGAGACCCAGGAGCGGCACCGAGACGGCCGAGGTGAGACCGCTGCCCACCGTCTGCAGGTTGCGCGCCGCGTTCCGCTTCGCCACGGCCAGCGCCTCATAAGCGGCCGCCTGCTGCTTGACTTCGACCAGCTCGGCCCGGCGCGCGTTGGAAAGCCCGCTGTAACGAGCGCCGACCTGGGCGACCAGCTTATCTTCCCCCGCCAGCATCTCGGAGAGCTTCGCCCGCGCCGCCGTCAGCTCCCGGTCGAGGGCGATCTCCTGCCGCTTCACCGTGGCGCTGCGGGCGGCTGAAGCCGTGGCTTCCGCTTCCACCTTCAGGTGCGCGGCCAGGCCCGCCGCCATCTTCTGCGTCTCGGTGGTGGCCGCTTTCATCGCCGTGATCGACTCGGCCAGGGAGGCTTTGAACTGCGTGGTGTCCAAAGCGAGGACCGAGCGCAGGCTAGATACGTCTATCATTTAGCTTTTCTTCGCTCGCTGCATCGCTTCGTTTTCCGCCCAGTTCTCAGCAGAGATCGCCACGAGGGCGCGGTCTCTCCAATACGCCGGCAGTTCCTCCAGATCCAGTACGCTCACGCCGAGCCAAACCGCTGCCTTCTGGTCGAGGAACCATTCCGGGCATTCCCCCCGCACGCCGCCAGACACTAGGTAAAGCTTGAGCTGGCGGCCGGTGCTTCCGGGGATTGGCTCGGGAACAGATCGGCGACTATCTCCTTCACCACCGCATTGAGGAACTGCGGCGGCAATTCATCGAGCGCCTCTTTGGTAAGTGGATACGGCTCCTTTCCGTCTAAAACATCCCACTTCACGATAATGCGTGAGAGGACGGCGACTGAGAACTCATCATCGACCGTCTCGCCCTCGCCCTTGCTGCGGCTGCGGATCTCGCGCCATTCCCGAGTGCTCAAAGCGTTCTGGTTGTAGGTGACGCCCGCTTTCTCGTCGCCATAGCTGACGGTGACGGAGCTTTGCTTGTCGCGGACCCTATTGACGTGAATGGGCATGGGTTCTTTCTAAAGAGCCGTGACAGCGCAACTTATGGGGGCCATGTTTCAGCCCGGATTATCCGACAAATAGATGAGACTGTTACGCCGTAGCGAACGGCTAACTGGCCCCGTGATGCATCGCCAGCCGCATGGCATCGGCGTATTTCAGCGGCCAATTCATGGTTGAGCTTGCTTGTCGGTGTATGACGCAGCCTGTCTCCTTTGGCCTGGCGCCCCTTACGATTTCTGTCCTGGTTGTTCTGGGCTCGGGTGCCCAAGAAGAGATGATCCGGCCGACAGCAAAGACGATTGTCGCACGTGTGGCACACGTCGAGATGAGCAGGAAGAAAAGAATGTGTGAGTTTCCATACAACCCGGCTCGCCTTTGTGCCCCGCTTTCCCGCCCACGTTGTCAGCCCGTAACCGCCGCTCGTACCTGCCGTCCAGTTCCAGCAGCCGCCGCCGAAAGTAACGTCAATATGACGCCAGAAACGCTGTTCCTCGCTGGCTGTCCGCCGCCGATAGGGTCGTTTGACGCCTGGATTTCCCTTTGGCATGATGAATACCTCCTGTAAGATAGTTCATCAAGTAGCCTTCCGTATCCTTCACAGAGCGGTTATTCCACAACTTACGTCCGCCTGCATGAAGCCGGCAAAAGTTGGATCGTAGATGGCTGCCAGCGTGTAAGTCGAGGAGTAGACCCCGGCGGCGTCCGCGCGCGTATTCGTAATGTATTTGAAGGGGAAGGTGAGCGAGAAGCGGTTCGGGAACCCGGCTTCCACTGCTGGCCCCCGGCAGAGGATGCGGCAGTAGCGCGTGTTCCGGGCCCGCAGGTCAGCCATCAGTGCCGCCGCGGCCGAGTCATGCTCAAGGATCATCGTCGCGCGCGGCTCGACCGCTTTTGGGATAACGTAGCTAAAGGACGGGTCCGCATCGTTCAGGGTCATCGGGAACACGTACCGCTCCGGCATCGCGAACTCAAAGGAGGAGACACGGGAGAGCTTCGTCAGCCCGCCCGGTGTGGTCGTGGTGATCGTCGGCGGGCCGCCGGTGAACCCGGAGACCACCAGCGTGGAGGCGTCGATGCCGGCCAGGTCGCCGGTAAAGGTGATGACATAGTTCGTGCCGGCGACGCCGGTCACGGTGGCATTATTAGTGCCGACGGTCGAGAGCCCCTGAAGAGCGGTCTGCAGGTTGGCCGTCGTGACCGCTACCGCCTGCGCCGCCGTCGACTGGCCTTCGTACGTGAGCACGAAGGTTCCGGTCGCGCCGTTGATCAAGAGCGTCTGCACCTCATTGACCGAGGTGCTGCTCCCGACGTAGACCGAGGCCGATTTCGGGTCTACCGGCAGCGCGGCAATGTCCGTTGGCGTCGGCGTGATCGTAATGCTCTCGCTTAACACCTGCCCCTGAATGGTGCCCGTCAGGCTGGCTTCGACATCCGTCCAGCGCATCGTCAGCGCGTTCACCACCGCATAGACCAACTGCTCTGCCTGCGCCGCCGTGCCCTTCTGGAGGGTGTAGGTCTGGAAGGCGTCGATGGCCCCGACCGAGGGCTTGAACGACCACAGCCGCGTCAGCGAAGCGCCGGCGGGCGTCGTCGGCGAGGTCGTCTTTAGCAGGGAGGAGAGCAAGTAAGGGAGGTCATTAAAACATATAGTGCTATTAGATATCGACGCGGTACTCGATTCTTTCCCCTGAACAGCCGTCGTCGGGGCAAGAAACCCGATGGGGGTATAAGGAGTCGTAGGAATCACCGGCGACGGGTCAAACCCGGTGCATAAAAGTCTGCGGTTACATGGGACAGCAACGCCTGGCGTGCTTTCCACACCCCACTGCCCCACATTAAGTGCGCTTGGTCTCTCTCCGGCCATCTATATGCTCGCTTTCTTTAACTAATCGCCGTGCAGAAACCGCGATAGCGACCACCGAGGTGGTTGTATCTGATGCCGCTGGCGTCGACTTCTACGTAACGGATGGGCTCCTCACGGAACATTCCCATCACCTGCAAGTTGGCGCTCGGGATAGAGCCGCTCGCGCCCATCAAAAGTTGGTCGATCCGGTCGGCGATAGGGGCGGCGGAAGCAAAAGAGTTCGTCTTGGTAATCGCTCGGCAACTAAACAAGATTCTGGTGAAGGCTCGCCGGTCCCCGCCAATCACGTTCACGTCCGGTGAAGAGATAAATGCCCAGACAACTACGGGCTCGATAGCACCCTCGGGTGCCTGCTCGGGATAGCACTTTGTGCCCCCTAGCAAGCTAAGCATCGTCGCATCGGTAGACAACCGCTGGAAAATGAATTGGTCGAAAGCTTGTAGCTCATTCCCGGTCATGTCAGGCACAATCCTGAAGGAAAATCGCGCCTGCTTGGCGAACTTTCAGGTAAGGAGTAAGCGTGCAATGGGAAGGCCAAAGGGCTCTAAGAATGGGGTGCTTACGCTCGTTTGGATTGACTGCGAACGGTGCGGCACGCCGTTCAGTCGCCGTCCCGGTCACGCCCCAGGAGCAAAGTATTGCTCTCGCAAGTGCTATCGGCCCCCACGCCCGGACTATGTTTGCGAGACGTGCGGCAAAAGCTATCCGTACCATGCTTCCGTGCGGGGCCGCTTTTGCTCTTCGCTGTGCAAGCGGAACCGGGTGCAGAAATGCTGCCCCGAGTGTGGAAAGACTTTCGAGCCAACCGTGAGCAAAGCGGCAAAGTTCAATTACTGTTCGATTGGCTGCCGTCGCATCGCCGCAGAACGCGCTCGGGTGAAGATCACTTGCGAGACATGCGGAAAGCATTTCGAGCGGGTTCCGTCGCAGCCTGTCACAGGGAGGTATTGCTCCAACGAATGCCTGTATGCCAGAGGTCGGGCGACAATCGTCTGTGCCTACTGCGGCAAAGAGCGGACGGTCAAGAAATATCGCGCCGAGGAGGGGCAGCGATGCTGTTCCAACCGCTGTGCAACGCTCTTGCGGATGCGAGATGGGTTTGAGCCCGGCGACTTCGGGAACAAGCGCCGGTCGGGTTATCGCACGGACATCGAGCGGTTGACGGAGGCCGTGCTGCTTGAACTCAACATCATCTATCTCTTCGAGCACAAGGTTAGTCGCTATTCGGTCGACTTTGCTTTGCCGCTTCACGGCATCGCGCTGGAATGTGACGGCTGGCAGCATTTGACCCTGGAGGGCCGCGAGCATGACAAAACCCGTGACGCATTTCTTGAGTCGCAAGGCTGGAGGGTCGTCCATGTGCTTGACCGCGAGATCCGCACGGATGCCGGAACAGCGATCCGGCGGGCTCTGGGAATCAAGAAGTAGGTGAGTCATGGTGCGGGTGGTTCCTTCGGCTGCCCCTTGCCGCCCGATGCCGACGCTACTCGTTCCACGGCGGAGGCTACTACGCCCGGCAACCGTCCTTCGGCAGCGTCGATAGCAGCGCCTAAAAATGGCCGGCCAGCGCGACCACGGGCACCCTCGTGAACGTACTGGCCGTATTCGACCCCATCATGGAGCGTCACTTCTAACGGCCCGGTTTCGGTAGCAGCGAGCGAGTCGCGCAGAGTGCCCGGCGGGTTGCCGTGGCTGCCATCCTGCGAGACAGGGCAGCGCGTCTTCGCGTCATCAATGACCGCCTGTCCGTAGGCCAGCAGCGCCTCTTCCAGCCCGGCATCCACCGCCAGCCCGAGCTTCTCCAGCACACTGACATCGAGGGTCACACTGCTCGGCATCAGACCGCCCCTCCGTAGACGCTGGGCAAGATGGTGAGAAACCCGCGCGCGAGCGTCCAGATATCGCCGCTGCCATCCTTGCCGCGCAGATCGCAGAAGAGTTTCAGCGGCACGTTGGCGAGCGCGCTGGTATCTGCCTCGGCGATAGACACCTGCAGCAGCCCGGAGAGGGGCGTCGTCTTCGTGATGCCGGCACTGCCCCCGGTCAGCGTCTTCTGGAACACCGCCGCGCTGTCCGGATCCCCGACCCGCTTCTTCGCCGTGAACCAGAACTGCGTCCAGGCCGTGACATCCGTCGCCACGCCGTCGATCTTGACCGTCACTGCCAGTAAGAACCTGTCGCCGTGTGAGAAGGTCGATGAAAAATCAGAAAAGGGACCTGCGGCTGCCATCAACTCTCCACCACCGTTCCCGTCCGCACCCCAGCCGTGCCCACAGAACCGCCTCTCGCGCCCGGAGGCGCTTCCGAGCCGCTGCGATGGCCTGCCGCCCCAATGCCGCCCAATCGCACGCCCAGGGCCGCCTCCGTGCCCGCGTGGACCGAGAGCGCCAGCACCGTGCCGCGCGGGTTGCCCAGTGCCGCGGCCAGCGCGAACCGCTCCAGCCGCACCACGAACGGTGGCCCGAGTTGCTTGCCCGTCCGCAGGGCCGGAGCGTGATAGCGCCAGGGCATTAGCTGACTCTCGCGACGGAGCTAGTCAGAAGGTTGCCGCTCCCATCGAAGGTATTAGTCACGTCGTACCGGTGCAGGACACCCGTCGCCCCATCATTCGTCTGAGCATGAAGCAGGCTATCGTAAAGAAAAAGAGAATAGCTGGCCAGCCCGCCGCCGCTGTACACGGTATTCCGCAGGCCCGAGTTTTGGCCGAGCAGCCCGTGCACCTCGGTCAACTCCAGCGCCGCGCTGCCAATCGTCGCGTTGTCCGGCGCCGTGTAACTCACCGCCGCCAGCCGGGTCGAGGTCGCCGCGTCGACGTTCGTCTTCACCTGCAGCCCGATACTGGACGCGGCCGAGACCGACGCGGCCAGCACGTCCCAAACCGCCTGACCGAGCGCCGTGGAGAAGGCCGTCAGCGTGCGGCTGGCGCTCGTCCACACCTTATCCGCCGCGCTCTGGAGAATGTCGACCGTGAAAGCAAAGGCAGTGAGGGTACGGGTGGGCACTGTCCAGACCGAGGCCGGCACCGCGGACGTGCGAGAATCAGCGTTCTCCGACTCGGCTGCATTCAGCGCCGCGACCGCCTTGACCACTCCCGAGGCCGAAAACACCACGCAGCCCTGCTGCCCGTCAATGATGCTGCCGGTCCACTCGTAACAGCCGCCGCCCAACTCCACGAAGCCACTGGTGACGGCGGCCCCGACGTTCGTGCCGCTCACATCTTTGGTCTGTGCGGCCAGCGTCAGGCTCGTATTGCTGGCACCGAGAGCCAGCGCGAAGGTGAGAGAGTGAGCGATGGCTTTGCTCCCCGGAGGTGGGGCGTGGACTCACGCCGTCGCGGCCAGCAGCCCGTTCGCCGCTAACGACGCCCGGATAACGGTCAGCGCCGCCTTCACTGCGACCATATCGGCCTGGGCATAGGCGGCGCCCGCCGCGATGCCGGAGACGCCAGCCGCCGAAGCGTTGGCCTGGCGGACGACGGGGTCAACGCCGAAGAAGCTCACCTTATCCGGCTGAAAGTCCATCAGCGTGACACTGGACCCATTGACTCTGATCTGCAAATCCTGCCCGGACAGCGCGCCGGTGTCGTCTACCAATGCGAGGCCGATGATGTCGGCGATCAGCCCTACTCTGCTGCCGACTGGCGCTGCGGCGTTCAGGGTGAAGTACTGCAGAAACCCCCCCGCTCGGCTGGCCCCGTCAACCTGTAACCCCACAAAATCCATGTTGCCGCCGGTGGGGGTGATGGTAACAATAGCGTCGAAACTGTCGCCCCAGTCCGCGGAGAAGGCTTCATATTGCTCGGCCGTCGTCCCAGCCAGTCCGATGAGCCGGTTGGCGAACAAGTCGCCATTCGGCCGGCTGTAGACGAGATCCGCGCTGCCGGCAGCGTTCTGCTGCAGGAGCACCGGGCTCGCCTGCGCGTCGGAGAATGGCTTGAGAGTCAGATCCGCGGCGTCCGCCGTCGCCTCGATGACGTTGGTCGTCGAAAGCGCCGGCGCCAGCGACACAAAGGCCCCGCCGCCCCCGGAAGGCGTCTCCCACGTCGGATCAACCCCCGGCCCGTGAGTAGTCAGTACCTTGCCGTCCGTGTCCGGCGGCAGGGCGGTCCAGAACGTCGCCGATTTGTAGAAGACGGCTCCTTGCGCGGGTGTGGCGCCGACGTTCACATCAGCGGCCAGATCATTGAGCCCGGCTGGTACGAACACTGCCAATGGCATTTAGTCCTTCTCTTCCTCGGCGTCATCCAACGCCGCTAACGCCGCTTTGGCCTGCCGATAATCCAGCCACGCCGAGTGCACCCGCGCCGCCGCCTGCACCCGCGCCTGCTGCTGCAAACTCGCCTGCTGTTCCGGGGTCAGGTGCTTCAAGTGAGTTTCTTTGGCCATGATTAGTGGATCAACCGCAGGGAGACCCGGAGGCTGGCACCGTCCGTGCTGGCATCCGAGTGCTCCACCACCTCGAAGACAAAATTATTGATCGTCAGGGTATCGGTCGGCAGCACGCTGGTGCCGTGCGGCAGATAGGCGGTCCACGTCGTCTGCGCCACCACGCGCCCGCCCTCGACGCGCTCCGTCGACGTGAAGGGCCGGCCCTCCAGCCGCACCGGATACGGCCCGAAGGTCTCGAAGCTGTCCGACTCACCGCCCGAGCTATCCTGGCCGTGGGTGGTGCGCGTGAGCAGGGCTTGATCCGTCATCAGCCGAAGCTGGCGGCTGGTCAGGAGCCCCAGGCGGCGCGTTGCCGTGGCCATCAGCGAGCGCGTCCCCCGCCCCGCGCCAGCCACACGGAGGGCAGGGGCGTCACCGTGCCGCGCAGGTTGATGGCGTCGTTCAGGTAGGCGCTCAACTCCCGGTTGGCCATGCTTCTTAGAGTGGCAGACCTTTGTAGCAAGTCCGGTGCCTTCAGAGACAAGTGATAATCACCGAGCGCCTCACTGACTAGATTAGGAAGCGCCGGGCAGATCCTGGCTGCGGTCAACAGAATGACTGCCCGCGTTACGAACGCCCAGCGCACCGGGTCGGTCGCCTCATAGGTCAGCGCCAGCGGGTCGCGGGACAGCACTTCACTCTCGGCAGCGGGCCCGTAGACGACGCTCTCGATGATGCTATCAGGCAAGCTATTGCTATCCAGGGAAGAATCAATCGCAGACCTGATCTGATCGTAATAGACCGGCTCTAAGATTTGGAGGAGCAGGCTGGCGGCTGGCATCAGGCGCCCTGCAATGACAGCATGTCCAAGAGGGCGCTCGTGGCCGATTCTATTTGTGCATCGGTGGCGGCAGCGAGGGTCGTCTGCGCCGCTACGGTGGCATCCACGGCGACCAGCACGGCGCACCGCTGTGCGTAGCCGCTCGGGTTGGCCAGGATGCGGCCCACGAGCAGGAGCCGCACCGCGTGGTTCGTGGTGCCCGCTGCCTCATTCTGGATGGCCGGACATGCCTTCAAAAGAGCCGCCTTCACCCTCGCCACGTGCAGCGCGTCCGTGTCCGACTGGCCGGCGGTCAGATCATTAGTTGCCATCGCTACTTTAGCTCCGAAACATCGAGACGGTAGGTGAAGCTGGGAGTGGTGCCGCCGAGCGTGGAAACGAGCCGATAACTGCGGGGGAGTTGACCGTTATATTGCTTGCCGGTCGTGGTCAGCTTCTCGACGATGCCGGGGCAAATCTTCAGGGTATCACTGCCAGTCGTAGTCTTCTGCGCGAAGGCGACGGCATTCCCGGCTGAGTCGGTGAGATCAAAGAACGTGCCCGCGCCGTCCGCGATCTGGACTTTGACATCGAGGGTCGGCGTCGTGCCGGAGGCGGCGGTGATGTTCAATGTCAGGATGGCGCCGGCGTTGTTGTAGTTGGTTTGCGGGGTGTGGTTGGTGGCGCCGACCGTCGTGTTCGTGCCATTAAACTGGTTGGTGGTGACGTTGTTCCGCACCCGGTCCCAGGTCGTGCCGTTATAGGAGCCGCCATAGGTCGCGACCTGCAATGCGGCAAAAGTGGTGGCGGCCGCGTCGCTGCTTCCCTGGATACCCGCACCGATCAGGTTCACGCCGCTGTACAGGGAGGTGCGGAGGTTCGGGGTGGCGGCGGACTGCACCTGTAGACTGTTCACGGTCGTGCCACCCGCCGGATCGACGCCGCCGTTCAGGATGGGATTTCCCGCCGGGACGGCGCCCGCTGCCGCCGTTCCCTGCACGTTCAGCGTGGCCGCCTCCACCAGCCCCTGTCCCGCGCGCAAAGTCGCGGTGATCGGTCCCGAGGTAAAGGCCGTGCAGCGCACCCGCACCCGCGCCAGGCCCGCCCCCGAGACGAACCGCCGCCCCGCCGCCGAAAGCGTCGCCGTCGCCACGGTCAGCGAAGCGTTGAGCGCCACTGGCGTGAACCAGTCCGCCCCCGCCGGCCCGGCCTCCGCTATCGCCTCGATGACCAGGGTGGCCGTAAACGCGCCTTCCAGGTCCAGCGAGACGGCCGGATGGTCCTCGACGCCGATGTCGAGAAACGAGCCGGCCGGCGGATTGACGCCGCCGGTGCCGTCGACCAGGGTAATGCTGCCGCTGTTGACGAGATCAGGCATCGCTGGCTTTCTTTAGCTGGGCGTGAACGTCAAAATGGCCACCGGCTCGGTGACGGTGTTGGCCAGGGTGCCGGTCGCGCTGGTCTGAAAGGTAATGACATCCCCGAGCGCCACGACCAGGTTGGCCGGCGTAGCGGACAGCGCCAGCACGCGGCGCCCGTAGGCCGCGAGCGCCGCGCCCCCCGTCACCTGGGTTGTCTGGCCGGTCGCCGCCAGCATCACCGCGTTGCTGTTGCTTTTATTGGTCACGGTGAAGGTCAGGAAGTTGGTGTCACTGGCCGCCAGCGCGTCCTTCGCCGCGAGCGCCGCCCCGGCGAGCGTGCCGGCGCAGGGGGCGACGAAGAGGATCTCCTGGCTGCCCGTCGTGGCAATCGTCGCCATCAGGTGCGAGCGCGAGGTCGCCAGCGCGTTGCTGCTGAGGTTCGCGGCCGTGATCGGCGTCGTCACCTGAATTTGATCTAAGTTGGTGACCCCCATCAGTCCCACGCACCTTTGGCCGGGGCGGTGGCCACCGCCCCGAGCTGAGCCTCGCGCTTACTGATCTCCTCGGGCGTGGCCTCGCGCAGTTCGCCCATCCGCAGCTTGGCGTTCACCTCCGAGGTCAGCGCTGCTTTAGACGGCACCTTGCCGTTGAGGTAGAGATCGGTGTCAGGGTGGTCGGTGTCGCGCTCCCACCAGCCGCGGTCATCCGAGCGGGTCAAAACCACCCAGACCGTTTTGGGCTTCGAGGCCGGCGCTTCCTGGCCCTGCGCGTCGGTTTTCGTTGTCGTCGGATCGGGCATTGTTAGCCTCCCTCAAAAGGAACAACCGGTCGCTTGGTCGAATCTAATTACGTGTGTGCGAGAGGAGAAACAAGATGGCATCTAGGGCGCGACGATCGCTCGAAGAGCGGTTTTGGGAGAAGGTTGAGATTGCCGGCCCGGATGACTGTTGGGAATGGATGGCGTGCCGCGATTTCCGTGGCTATGGCCGGCTCGGCTTTGGCGGCCACAATGGTGGCGTCGGGTGGGCTTATCGGATCGCCTACCAACTGACCAAAGGACCGATCCCCAAGGGCTATGATGTCCGTCACTTTGTTTGCCACCATCCCCCGTGCTGCAATCCGAAGCACCTGATCCTGGGAACCAGAGTCGATAACGTCAGTGACATGGTGGCGGCTGGTCGCTGGAAGAACGCGCCGGTCGCGCCGCCTGATCCGAACCGGGAGCGCTGGGAGCGTCCGCCCGACCCCGAGTACGTCTGTCACACTTGCGGGTTGATCTTCTCCCGGTCCTTCGGCCGCACTCAAATCGGCAAGCACACCTATTGCTGCCGGGAGCACTACTTCGCCGCTAAGGAGTTTCGGCTGGCAGAGCGTTTCTGGGAGAAGGTCGACAAACGCGGGCCTGATGAATGCTGGCCGTGGTTGGCGGCGCTTGGGCCGAATGGCTATGGTGTGATTGGGAAGCCCGGCGGCGGCGGTCTCCAGGCTCACCGGGTCGCCTGGGAGTTGGCTCACGGATCTATTCCCGCCGGGCTGATCGTGCGTCATTACGTCTGCGATAACCGCCCCTGCTGCAACGTCGCGCATATGAAGTTGGGCACCCGGCGACAGAACAGCGAGGACATGGTTCGAAAGGGACGCCAAGCTACCGGCGACCAAAGCCCGCGCAACCTTCACCCGGAAAGCTATGCCGTGGGCGAGGCGCATGCCAACTCCAAGCTGGTGCCGGAACAGGTGCGAGCGATTCGGCAGGAGTATGCCCGAGGAGGCATCTCCTTCAGATCGCTCGCCCTGCGGTATGGCGTCTGCGCTGGCGTGATTGATCGGATCGTGCATCGCGAAACCTGGAAGCATATCGAGTAGAAAGCAAACTTCAGGCAGAAAGATTGAGGACACGGCAAGCAAGCTGATCGAAGACGATAAAACCATCCTCGTACGACATAAAAATTGTCGAAGCCTGGCGTTCCATGAAGCGTTCCATTTCCTGGATCTCGGAGCCGATCTCGGTGACGTGCTCAATGGCGAAGCGCGAGTCGAAGCCGACGATGCGGGAGGCGGGCGCGTCGCTCGTGAGCCCGACAGTGACGCCTTCTCCGAGTTGCGGCTGTTGCAGGTTGAGTTGACCGAGGCCCGAGGCGGCGTTGATAGCGACCATGGGAATGTTCGCGGAACCCAGGTTCAGCAGTTCGAGCTGGACCACTGGCCCCGATTGAGCAAGGACATGGTCGAGGCGGTAAGGGTTAACGAACAAGGCTTTGAACGACAACCAGGCTTTGGCCGTCAGGGTGCCCACCGTCGCCGCCGGATCGAGGGTGGTCAGGTTAGAGACCGTCGCGGCCGTGTTGGCGTTGCCGTCGCCGTTGACGAATACATCGATGGCGGCGGCAACCTTATCGATTTCCGTCTGCACCTGCATCCGCGCCAGGTGCAGGCCGATCAGATCGATCCGCGCCCGGCGCAGGATCTCGTAAGTCATGTCGAGACCTTTGCCGTATTTGTGCAGCCTCACCGTCCGGTCCGCGCCCAGGAGCTTCGCACGAGGGATCTCAGCGCCTTGCGCCACGCGGTTGAACCGCTGGCTCGGCGCGTCGTTGACCAGGTAGAAGGCGCGGTAGGCGTCACCCTGGATCGGCGTCGTCATGGCGACCAGGTCCGCTAGCATGATCGCCGGGGCAATCTGCGGATAACGCGCCTGGGCGGCGTTCGCGAACGGCTCGATGACCGAGCCGACTGGCTGATCGGTCGAGGCGTAGAGGGCGCGGGTGTTCGGGTTGCGCCCGGAGGCGCGCTTGCAGACGCGCATCGCCCACTCGTAACCCAGCGCCCGCGTGTTCACGTCGCGGTCGAATGCCTCCCAGCTATCCGAACAATAACCGGTGTCCGCGTCCGACATGACGGAAATACCGGCGACCTGAAGCTGTCGCTGGAAGGCATCGAAGCCATCCCGATACTGCGAGGAGGGGTCGTGCACCTCCAGGTAGGCCGACAGCCCCATCCCGCGCTCGCCCGCCTCGCGGATGAACTGGTGGCTGTTGAGCGTGCGGAACAGTTCCGCCGGTCCCGGTCGCTGGCCGTGCGTCACGGCGCGCGGATCGGGAGGAAGCCCTGGGTTCGGGGGTGCAACGGGTGCGGCGGCTGCCATATTAAAACCTCACTTGGATCGAAGGAAAACGTCTCTTGTTTGGTGAACTTACAGTCAGCGGTCTGCAACCAACGGCGCCTTCGGGATGCCTCTGCACCGGACCGCTGTTTCTTGTCCGGTGAGGCATGGTGTTCCGCAAGGGACCGTGCGGGTTGAGGGACCTACCGTACCCCTCGCCGGGCAGGCTGATAAGACAAGCCCAGAGGCTTGCGCCCCTTGGTCGGGGGCAATCACCCAGCCCAACGCGCTGCGGCGGTCCGCAAGTAATGCGTCGGGAGTGGTTCTCATGGAACGGAACCTGTCTTCTCCTGGGCGCAAGCCCCCAGGCTAAAGCCTTCGGGTAGGTGATATTCGTCTCCTATTTGCGGACCACGACGGCTGTCGGGTCGGATGCGTCCCAAATCTGACCGCTGCCCTTGACCAGCTCAGCGGCGGTGCCGGAGGCCGTGGTGCGGATGAACCCTTTGGCGGAGGCCGCTCCCAGCGCCCCGACGATGGTCGTGCCGTCAGTCAGCGTCGCCGACGCGCCGCCCGGCAGGCTCATACACCCGCCGACCTGAACTGTGGCTTTGTTGTCCTGCTCCACCAGCACCAGCTTGCCGACGATGGCCTCGCCGTCCGAGGCAAGCTGAATGGTTTTGTCCGTCGACAGCGAGACCGCTTTATTGAGGGTTGCCGCTGCCGTGCCGCCGGCCAACGTCGAGTCAAAAACAATCGTGACGTTATCGATGATGAAGGTAGTAAATACCTCATCGATGCCTTCAAACCCGATGACGTTACGGGGGTCAGCCATAATTGCTTACTCCTCTATCCAGCGTAGGCGCCTTTGGGCGTCCAGTCATTCTTGCCCACGACCGGCGCCGCATTCGGGTCCGGCTCGCCTTTATCCGCCGAGACGCGCCCGCCGGCCAGGGCCGCCTGCGCCTGCTGCTCGTAAGCCGCTTTCAGCGTTTTGAGCTGATCGAGCGTGGCATTGGCGAGTAAGGCCCGCTGCGTCTCCAGCGGAAAGCCGTTTCCCTGCGCCCGCACGCCCTCGGCCAGGGTCGCCTCCAGCAGATCGACGTGATACTGCCGGCCCATATCAGCCAGCGGCGTCAGGCGCTTCACCTCGTCGGCCAGGGGCAGCAGCTGGTCGCGCTCGGCCCGCAGCGTCGTCACCTCGCGGATCTGGGGCGCCATCTCCAGCACGTGAGCGACCGGATCGATGGAGGGGTCCTGCATCTCCAGCAGCCGGCGCAGATCGCGGCGCACGTCGTCCAGGGTCATTTCTGGCATAGTGGTTTCCTTGTCGGGTATGAAGCCGTCAGCATAACGGGCGCGCTCGCACTCTTCAAGAGTGTCCAGGGCGAGTTGACGGGCGTTCTCCAGCGATAGGCTGCTGACGCTGTTGCTACCTTTGAGGTCCGCGCCGCTCCAGGCGCGATGGGAAGCAGGTAAAGCGATCCGATATTGAGCTTCGAGCAGCCGCGCCGTCTGCGGTTCTAGCAGCCCCGCTTCGCTAGCGCGCTGAGCTTTCAGGACGCCAGCGCCCGGCGTCGCGCCATCATAGACCGCGCTCAGTTCGCCCATGTGCGCGCCGTCGATGCCAGCGGTCGCCATCACCGGCTCTTTGCGGCCTTCCACGGGATAGCGAATGCCGGGGAAGTGATTGCACTCGTTCAGGTCCCGGTTGCAGATGTCGCAGATATACCGGCCGTCCGTGCCCAGGTAAAACCCAACCGAGTTGTCATTAATTAAGCCGGATCGGATGCCCCGGATCAGATCATCCGTCGGCACGCCATTCAGGTTGAGACCCGGCAAGGTATAGAAGTCGCCTTCAGCGCGCGCGACCCCGTTGCCGCCGCCGCCCACGAACCGGCCGTCGAGGCTGTGCCCAAAGCCCAACTCGTCCGTCTTATGGCTGTTCTGGAAGTTGACGCCCGCCTGCATATCGGCCGCGAAGTTCCGCAGCGTCGAAGGCAGCATGTGCGTCATGTAGGCGTCCATGCGCGAGGAGGAGGCTTCAGAAGACCAGAAGAAGGGCGGCGTCTCGTCGAAGATTGAGGGATCGGCGGCGGCGGCGCGGACCTTGGTCAGCAGCGCTGCCGTGTCCCGAGCCCGGACGACACGCATAGGGAAAGCGAAGGGTGCCGTGCGTCCCTTGTCGTCGGCATCCGGTTCACTACCCGGATCGGGATTGATCTTGTCGAAATAGGTATCGAGGACGGCGCGCGCTTGAGCCCGCACATCGTCGGGGAGTCCATCTTTTTGTGGGAGGCGACTCGCGGCTGCCCGCAGGCCGGAAGCCAGTGCAGTCAGCTTGCCCTCTTTCACCGCTGCGAACGGCAGGGAATACGAGCCCTTGAGATCCGCCGCGCTGCTGTCGTAGCAGAGAAACGCGCGTTTGGCCTGATCGGGCTTCGGGTTGTCCGGCCAGCCGTAGGCGCTGAACACACTGTCCTGGGCGGCGGCACCATCCCATGCTGACTCTTTGTCGAGCGGCAAAGAGTCGGACGCGGCACAAGTCCAATCAGCCATAAGGTTTCTAGCGAACCAACTAAAAAAGCAAAGAGCCCCGGCGGGCCAACCACGGATCAGATGATCCTGGCGGGCTCGTCGGGGCTCTTTGCCAGTAAGGAAGGAACTATTCAGTTATGAAACACGCACAGCGAGAGGTATTCTCGCCCATCAGTTTAGCGCAAGTTTGCAAAAGTCGCAACTGCGCCATCTACTGGTTCCTGCCCCAGGCACAGGCGCAGCCGCTCCATGTGCGCCCAGGAGACGGTATGCTCGCTGCGGCACATTGAGCACCAAACGTGCAGACCGTAGACCGTAAAGCGAGCGAGTAAGCGATGGTCATAGCGGCCATCCACACAGCAGCAAACCCGAGCTTCGCTGTCCGGCGCGACCAGGGAAACGCGGGCCTCGGTCAAGGAGCGGGCTCTTCCCTGCGCCGTCCCGTTCCCGCGCAATCCGGGCAGAGGATCGGCTTGACGATGCCCAGGCGCACGGCGACAGCGGAGGCTTCCGGCAGCGCTTCCCAGACACGCCACGGCTCACCGGCCTCGCTATTGGCGATCCGGCCGCAGCCGTCGCAGCGCGGGCAGGGTTCGCGAATGACGGCATCGCCGAAACCCGTTTCGGCGTTGATGCTGTGTTTCATCCCTCGAGTACCTCCTCGACTTTGGCCTCCGGCAGTGACAGCAGCCGGCTGCAGACCGGGCAGCGCTTCAGGAGCGCGGCCGGCGGAGCAGGCGGGCCGCTCTGCACGCCCACCAGCGAGGCGCGGCCGTGGATGTCGCTGACGATCCAGCCGTTGCCGGTCCAGGACCAACGGCAGCCACACCCGCAAGCGCCCGAGGGCAAGAGATGTTCAGGCATTGCTATTTCTCCTCACCCATCAGCGGCGATCCATCGCGCGGAACCCACGCCAATTCATTGGCAGTGGAGGAGCGCGATACCTGCTTGTCTGAAGGATTGGTGCTATAATAATGGTGGTATGACGAAAACACTGGTGGTCTCCTTGCGGCCTACTGAGCAGCAGTTACCGGATTTATTCCTGGCAATGGAAGCGTTCAACGCTGCCTGTAATTGCGTCTCAGCGATTGCCTGGGAGACGCAGGAGTTCAATAACTATCGGCTCCGTCGGCTCGCCTATCGAACGATCCGCGAGCAGTTTGGACTGCCGGCACAACTGGCGCAGCAGGCCATCGCTAAAGTCGCCAATGCCTACAAGGTCGCGAAGCATCGGCGCGCCGAGTTCGAGCCGCATGGCGCTGTCACCTATGACTGCCGCGTGTTCCGGCTGTTGGGTGTTTCTGCCGTCTCCATGACGCTGCTCTCCGGTCGCGCTAAAATCGCTCTCTCGCTGGGCGGCTATCAGGCAGAGCGTCTGCGAGGGGCGAAGGTGGGTGAGGTCGATCTGTGCTATCTTCCCGAGAAGCATCGTTTCCGGCTGCACCTCTCGCTCAAAACCGAGACGCCGCCGGTCGCCGAGACGGAAGAGTTTCTCGGCATCGACATGGGCATCAAGAACATCGCCGCCGACAGCGACGGCACCCTCTACGCGGGCGGCAAGCTGCGCCGGCTGCGAAAGGTGGCCCGGCGGGTGCGCCGCCGTCTGCAAAAGCTCGGCACTCGCGGCGCTCGTCGCCTGCTTGTTAAACGACGCCGCAAGGAACAGCGGCGGGTTGCCCATATCAATCACTGCATCTCCAAACAGATCGTTCAGGCTGCCAAAGGCACCGGGCGTGGGGTCGCGGTCGAAGACCTGACCCACATCCACGACCGGATAACGGTTCGCCGGGCAGACCGGGCTGAGCATTCGGGCTGGGCTTTCCACCAACTGCGCTCCTTTATCGAATACAAGTGTGTCAACGCCGGCATTGCCTGCATCGCCGTCGATCCCCGGAACACCTCCCGCACCTGCCCCCGCTGTGGGTGCGTCGATAAGCGGAACCGCCCATCCCAGTCCGAATTCCGCTGTGTCAAATGTGGAGAGACCGGTCATGCGGATCTCTTCGCCGCGCGAGAAATTGCGCTCAGGGGCCGCTCGCTAAGCCGGCCAAACTGCTCGGAGGGGAATGCCGCTGAAACCGGCTCCGCTGTCCTTCAGGGCAAAGCCACACCCCTTTAGGGGCTGTGGTCGCTTACAATCTTGATCGCCATCTCTTGTATATCAATGCCTATCCGCTGTCCGGCTTTCCTGGACAATTCCTCTGTGAGGAGTTGACGCGGCGTCTTCGGTTTCGCTTTAGCGATCTCCCACTGCTCGGTCAGCAACTCACCCCACGCCTTCAGCCCCTTGTCCCACCAGTCAGGCGGATCGATCCAGGGACAGTCGCAGGGGATCGTCGCGGTCTCGCCATACTGCTTGAGCCGGATCGAAGCGATAGACTCCGTGGCTTCAGGCATCGCTACTCCTCAATCTCGCCGCCGGCCGTCTGTTTGAAAATACGAATGCGGTCTACCAGCGCCATTGTCAGCCTCCGTGCTTCCGGCGCCGCTCCTGCTCCGCCGCCGTGAACTTTAGCCTTGGATCGCGCCGCCTGGCCTTGACGGTCGGCTGCTGCGTGTCCGAGCCGCAGGATGGGCAAAAAGCTGGGATCGTCATCGCTCCCGGCGGCGCGAGGTTCTTGCCACAAACGGGACAGGTGGGCGCTTCGGTAAAGCTCTTGTCATCGACCGGCATCAACCCTTCCCCACTTTCGCCGCCGCGCGGAGGAAGAGGCGCAGCGCGTCGCGCTTGCGGCGGCCCGGCGCATCATTGTAGAGCCCGAGCGTCACGTACGGCGCCGGTAGGCCACTCTCCACGAGGCGGCGCAGCGCGATCCACGTCGCGTCGTCCTGCAACCGGGATCGCTCCAAGAACGCCCGTTTCAGAGCGGTGATGGCGCACTCCGCATGTCCTTTCGCCGGCAACAGGCCGTGGAACCAGGGCGCTCCATCCAGCAGTGCGTAGGCCAGCGCCAGCACATCGAGCGTTTGCGCTTCGTTCATGGTCGTTTCTCCTCCAGTGGCCAGCCCACTGTCTTCCTCGTCTCCTCCACGGACCGGACCTGCGCCGCCATCAGCCAGCGCAAGAGCGGCTCGCGGAACGCCGTGATGATGAAGCCGCCCTGGCCGTCCTCGTGCGCCAGGGAAAGGCCGTGCATCCGGCAAAGGCTGTCCAGATCCGAGAGAAAGCAGGCCGCTTGTTCTGGCGTCGGTTGGCTCAAGGAAGTTTTCCCCTTAATACGGATACCGGCTCGTCGCCGCCTCGGAGCCGTCCGGCAGCGAGGCGATCGCGTAGTCGCCGAAGACGGCCGGCGCTTCCCGCTGCAGCTCGCGCAGGAGGGCAATCGCCAGAGCGCGGATCTCGCGGTCGGCGTGCTCGCTGCCCCGCATGTGGATAAACCAGCGCCAGGCCCGGAAGTTGCCGGTCACGACAATCTTCGTCTCGGTGGCGTTCGGCATCACACTCCGCGCCGCCTGCCGGGCCAGCTTGCGCCGCAGAGTCCGGTCCTCTACGTCCGCGTACCGTGCCGTGAGCTTCTCCAAAAGCTTATCGTACGCCGCCTGACACGTCTGCACTGTCTCCAGGAACAGCGCGTGCAGCTCCGGGCCCGCCGCGATCGGCTCCGGCTCGATGAAGCTGGCGTCGGTCTCGGGGACATAGCGCTGGCTCTGCTGGGAAAAACTCAAATGCCTGTGCCTGACCAATTCGTGGGTTAGCGAGCGGGAGACGCCGGAGATGAAGAAGGTCGCGTTGGCGTGCTCGATCACGCTTAGGTGTCCGTGGTCGAGCATGTTGGCAATGTATTCGGCGTTGGTCCGCCCCGCCGGATTGGACCAGCTCTGATAGCACGTCCGGCCGGCGAACTCGATCAGGAGCTGGCTCTGAATCTCCGTGTCGCTGGTCCACTGCGCCGCGACAGCGGGCGGCGCGGCAAACCGGGTGAGCGCCACGAGGGCAACACGCGGGGCGGTGATGATCTCCATCGTTTCTCCTTAACCGAGCGAGCAGCCATTCCGCTCCCGGAGCCAGTAGTCGCCCGGCCGCAGCACCACGCGATCCAGGCTGTCCGCCAGCGTGAACACCGCTTCGATCTCGCGGTCGGCCAGCTTCGAGGCCGCTTCCACGGTCACCGGCAGATCGCCGTGAATGGCACGCAGGCTCTCCAGGCGGCGGCAGAGGTCGCTGATGGTCATGGAATTGCCGCCCCCTCGCTGGATGGCCAGCGCCCGGTCCAGCGGCTGACCCACGGGTTGTGCCCCGCGCAGTCGTCGGTCAGCCGCTGCCCGCCGCAGACCGAGCAGCGCTCCACGTCGCAGCCGACCTCGTGCGGCTCGCCCACGGGCACGTTGCAGTCAGGACAGCGCGGCATCACCGGCTGCGGCTCGGCGGCGTAAAGCAGCAGGGCGCTCATGTTCGCCTCGGTGCAGTGCGAGACCGCCATGAACAGGTGCAGGGCCACCCGGGCCCACTCCTGCCGCTGGATGGCCAGGGCGGCGTCTAGGAGCGCCTGCTGAGCGTGGGCGTGATACCGCTGCAGCGTATCGAGGGCTTCGCTCAAGGCCCTGACTTCGCTTTCTCGCCGCGATGAATGACCACCTCGCCCGCCGATTCGCCAGCGCCGCGCGGTGAACGCCATTCAAAGACACCCAACAGCCGCTCGAACGCCGCATCCAGGGTGAGAAACACCTCCGTCCACCCGTCGGTGCTCGATGTCTCGGTGACAATATAGCCATTGTTCGCTTGCTCGATCTCCAGCCGGCGGTTCAAGGCGCTTTGCCCATCAGCGCCACCCCTCCAACCGGATCTTCTGCCGCGTCGGTTGCCACGTCGCCCCGCCGTCGGTCGAATACTCCGAACACTCCTTCCGCGCTCCCCGCGCCGGGCCGCCGGCGATGGCCCGCGCCAGTCCCTGATACGCCTGCCACTCCTCGGCGGTGAGCGTGCCCGGTATCTCGGGAGAAGGCGGCGGCTCCGGCTTCGGACGCCGGCCAAAGAAGAGGCTCATCCCTTGTTCCTCGTTTCCTTCTGCCAGTGCAGGAGCCGGGCCAGCTCAGCCTGTTCCGCGCGCCCGAGGAAGATGACGAACTTCTGGCCTTCGCGCGTGAATCGCAGGTGAATGCCTGCTTCGCCTGAGGGGGCGGTGGCCGCATAGAGATCGAGAGTCCAATCTTTCTCTGCACCCACCTTCATTCTGCAGCCCTCGGCTCATCGTCGGCAACGACGATGAGCCAATCCACCAGGTAGCGGCAGAGCGCCAGCCAGTCGTCCCGCTCGGCCGCCGTCCAGCTCTCTCCGGGACCGGGGAGCAGTATCATCAGCCCCGCGAAGAAGTGACGCTGCGCCTGGTTCGTGATGACCCGGGTCTTCGCAAAGCGGCTCATCCCTCACCCCTGGGCTCGCACCAGCGCTCATCCACCGCCAGCACCGCCTCCCGGTCGCGGGCATCGGTATCGGCTACCCGCGCCCGCGTGCGGATCAGCCGGCAGAGTTCCTCGGCCTCGGCTTCGGTGATCACCACCGCGCCGACCAGATTCCAGAGGCGGCGCTTCACCTGGGCAAAAAGCTCGGCGTGAATCTGAGCGTAGAGGTCCCCCGCCATCAGCCCTCACCCCTCCCGTTCCCGTTGCGCGTCCCGGCCAGCGGCATTCCCTTGTTGCTCCCCGGTTCTGGTTGCACGGCAGGATTGTCAGCCACAAACGGCGAACTAAAGAGTGCGGGGCGCAGCGTCACCTGCCCCCGCTTCGGCACCGAGAAAGGACCTGGTGTTCCCCGATGCAACTTGATTCTATCGAAGTCTGGATGCCCGTGCCCGGCTATGAAGGGCTGTACTGTGTCTCCAGCCTGGGGAGGGTCCGCACCAACGCGTCCTCGCCCCGCATATCTCCCGACCGCATTCTGCGGAGCCACCCAACCGGCACTGGCGGCTATTTGACTGTTTGGCTCCAGGGAAACGGCGCTCCCAAGAATCGCATGATCCACATTCTGGTTGCGGCGGCTTTCATCGGGCCCAAGCCACCGGAAATGAGCGTCAACCACATCGATGGGGTAAAGACGAACAACCGTGCTTCCAATCTTGAATATCTGACGCGCGAGGGACAGATGCGACACGCTCAGGACATGGGGCTGACTCGACGCCGGTCCGAACTGCAACCCCCTGCGCGTCGGCCCTATCCCGCGCAGTCGGTCCGCAAGGGAGCGGCGCACCACAACGCGAAGTTGACTGATGCGCAGATCGAAGAGATCAGGCGCCGCCGCGTCGCTGGCGAAACCGGCGTTGCCCTGGCCCACGAGTTCGGTATTCATCCTCGCCATCTGCGAGCGATTGTCAATGGAGGACGTTGGGATCATCGGGAGTGAAGTCCTCCCTTGCCATTTCCCGGCACAGTGAGCGGACCTGCTTTGTTTTGCCCAGGTTCCGGATTCGTTGTCCCAGGCTCCTCGATCTTCGAGCCGGTAATAGAGATCGGCTGCGTCGGCGTCCGCGGTTCCGGCACGTCGGCGCGATCCTTGCCGGTCGCATAGAGCGCCGCCTCGTCCTGGCTGATATACCCGGCGGAGTAGTTGAACAACGCCGTCTGCGCGCGCAGCGATTCTACCTGCGCGTCGCGCAAAAGCTCGGCGGCCCGGGCCTCCCCGAAGCGAAACTCGGTGCGCGCCTGCAGCCCTTGCGCCTGAAGAGCCAGGGTCAGGAGGTGTTCCAGCATCCCCTCGCAGAGGTGCTGAAGGCTCTTGACCCCTTGTATATATTGCTCGTACTGCCTGTTTGCTTGCGTCTCGTTACTTGAGCCTGCTAACCCCATCAGTAAGGGGTTGCTTTTCAGCGCTCTTTGGAGCATCCTTTCGAGTGCTTCAATCAAGCCGCCAATGCCCGACAGGCTGCTGGCATCGGCTGTCCCGATGGGCCGGTTCAACTTGACTACATCTGTATGCACATAGCTGTCTTCCGGGCTCAGAGCCGCGAAACTTGCGCCAACTTCCCTTACTACCTCATTCAGCCACTGGTTCATTGACACCGGATCGGCCGCCAGATCCGGCGGCATGCTCTTCACTAACTCCTCCAGCGACACTTCCACGTCGATCCGCGGGTAGCCCTGCTGCGCCACCACCCTGGCCAGGTCGTGCAGCAGCCGCAAGGTGAACAGCGCCGTGAACAACGCGGGCGTCGCCATCGGCCGGCCATACGGAGACGCCGGCAGCGGGTCCACCGGCACGTAGCGGATGGTCGGCACCATCAGCGAAACGGCGAGCCCGCGCTGAAACTGATACGGCTCCCAGATCGGCCCTACCTGCGGATCGAGATAGATCCTGAAGTAGGTCCACACGGCGTCAGGAACCGCGATATCCAAGGGCATCCGCCCGGCGTTGTCCAGCACCAGTTCGGCCATAAAGGCGCCGCGCAGGAAGGCCAAGACGAAGAGGCGATTGATCACCACATCCGCACTGCCGTGGCGCTCTTTCAGCACGTCGAAGAAGGCATCCAAGGCCGCCTGCGCCCGCGTGTCCGGCACGTCGTCCCCGGTGAGGCTGTATGCCTTGCACTCCCAGCCGGGATTGCCGAGCCGCAGGAGGTTCCAGAGCGCGAGGCTGATCTCCGGCGACAGATCGGCCAGCAGCTCCATCAGTTGCGGCGTGCCGATCTTGTCGAGGGTCAGCTCGTCCAGATCGAGACCGCGGAAGCGCCTTTCCGGGTCGAAGGGGGCGAGCAAGGTCAGGCCCTGGAGGTAGGAAATGTTCGGATTGTCGCTGCTGATCCTCAACCTTTTGCCGGCGGCGGCGTGCGTGGGTGGGCGCAGGCCGGCGGGGCTTTTCGGGCTGGCGGGTGGGGCGGGCTGGATGCCGAGCCAGCTTCTCGCTCTGTCTTTGAGGGTCAACTTACCGTTCCTCCTCCTGGGATCGCAGGAAGGCTTCAATCGCGGGAGCGAGAGGGCGCGGGCCCTCATACTTCTCGGGGTGGCAGCGGGGGCAGGGCCGCGTCCAGCCGCCGGGCGCGAGCAGCCCGGTCCCGCCGCACCACTCGCACGGGGGCGGGTAGACCTGTTTCAGAGACATTCCATTCTCCTCCTGCCTCTCACGGAAAACCCTTTCTTGTTCGTCGTCAGTGGGTTCCGCAAGTCCCCAGACCCTGCGCAGGCGGGCTCAATGCCCCCTGCTTTAGCAGCGGGGATAGCTTACTACTTGCCTGCTTTCTTCGCGTCTCGCTGCGCCCGCAAGGTGAGCGCGTTCACCGCGTTCGCCAGCTCATGGACCCGCTCTTCCAGCTTCGCCAGGTCGCTCCCCATCACCTGCCGCTCAGCCTCGCCGTGGTGGCAGAAAGGGCACACCAGCGCCACCACGGGCGCTGTCTGCCCGCTGTAGTCCATCCGCGCGTGGAAGAGCCCGCAGGCCAGGCAGCGATAGGAGGGCGGGAGGGTCACGCTGCTTCCGGCGTCTCGGGCCGTCCCAGCCAGTCATGCTCCTCCCCGTCGCGCGCGTAATGCTTGTTCCAGATATAATCACTGACCTCTTGCCGCAGATCGTGATAATACTCCCGCGCCCGGGCTCGCGCTTCGTCCCGCTCCCGCACTGCCCGGGCGTAATCCTCCCGCCAACGATGCTCGGTTCCGTAGCTGCCGTGGAGAGCGTCGGCGAGCAGGTTCGCTCGCTCTGCCTCGGCCCGCTGCGAAGCCCGCGCCTCATCCCGCTCCTGCCGCGCTTCATCGCGCTCCTGCCGCGCTTCATCGCGCTCCCGCGTCAGCGCGGCGATGACGCCGTGCGCTACCGCGCTCACGCCGGGATCGCGCGCCGGCCGCGCTCCCGGCGGCGGGTCGGTTTCTGCCGCATAGCCCTGCCTTCCTTTCACCCGCTCGCCGCGCCCTTCTCGGCCGCCCCGTCCGCCTGCAGGAGCAGATGCCGCGCCAGCCGCCGCGCCGCCCGGGGCGAGAGGCGCAGGCGCACCTGATCGACGTAACTCTGCCACGTCAGCTCGCCCGGCGCGGCGTCCAACACCACTTCAATCAACGGCTCCCGCACCCGCTCGCCTCCCCGCCCGCCGGCTCTTCGTGACACTCGCCGCAGTAATCCAGCATCACCAACCTCTCGCTTTCGCGTGCGCCACGATGCCGGCCAGAGGGTTGACCGGTTGCTCTGACAGCACCAGGAAAGCAGACGAACAGGCGTCAACAATGTCGTCATGGATGCCTGCTGACGGGAAGCTGCACATCTCGTCCACCAGCTTTTGGTTCCACGCTCCCTGAACAAGCAGCACGTTGCCTGCCTCCATCTGCGAAGCCAGCGGCCCGGCGCGCGTGATCTTGTCGCCGGTGGAGCGCCGCCCCGAGACGCGGTAGCCGGCGAGCATCGCCACGAGTTGCGCCACCTGGGCGACGCCGGCCGAGCCGGGCTCCTGTTCGATGACCACCTCCACGGCGCGGCCGTCCACTTGGGCCGTCTGCAGGATGATGTCATTCCTTGGACCAGGCGACCAGCGGCCGTGGACCAGATCCTCTATGTAGAACTTCGTGCCATCGCGGGACATCTTGACGCCGGCACTCGCGTCTGCGTCCGGCGTTGCTGTGGCGGCGAGGTCCCAAAACCTTACTCGTCTGCAGGGCATTCCTGATACCGTCGCCTACCGGTCACCGATTTGCCTCGTCAGCAATGCAGCGCCTCTGATGCTCAAGCATGCACGCTTCGCCCGCTTTACCGCGATGACAGATCATCGCCCTACAGATAGGGCAGCGGCGTCGCTGACGCATAATCGCTGGCCGGCGACAAACCACACAGAGAGGGATAAGGTTGCTCGTGTTGCCTCGCCGCTCTTTCATGCCGGCCCTGCTTCCACGATCCGAAACCACTCCCTGCGGAACAGTTTCCCCTCCGGCCGCACGTCCCAATCCCCCTCCAGCAGTTGGCGGCGCGTCACCGGGTCGAGCTGATTGAGCGCCTGCGTATACTCCTCGGCGTCCAGATACGGGTTGTCCTGCAAGCGCGCCGGCACGAAGACCCGCTCCGGGTCGTCGTGCGGCTCGATGAACCGCTGCTTCACCCACTCGGCGCCGGGGTTGGTCGCCGCGCGCATCCGAATGGGGATCTTCGAGCCACCCGAGCGCCGGATGCGGCTGAACAGGTAGCGATACGAGCTTTCACTGAAGTGGGATAACTCATCGAAGCAAACGAGCGAAAACTCGGCGCCTTGATAGCGATACTTGTCATTCTCCGTCTGCAGGTAGCCGAAGCTGATCGTCGCTCCCGACGGGAAGCGCCAGGTCTTCTCGGCGTCGTGCCACTTCGCCGCGGTCGGCCGCAGCCATTCGCCGGCCCGGTCCATCAACGCCCCCGGCAGCGCCAGATCCTGATAGGTGCGCCGGAAGAGGATCGCGGTGTAACCGGGCACCTCGACATACTGCAAAGCGGCCATCAGAAGGCAGTCCGACTTGCCACCGCCAGCCGCACCGCCAAACAAGGCTTCCCTTGCTTGCACGTCAAGGAACTGCGCCTGCCGGGTCGTCGGGGTGTGCGGGCAGAACGGGATCACTCCCGCCGCCTTCGCCTTCGCTTTCGGGTTCTGCTTCGTCTTCTCCGCTAACAGCCGCTCGATCAAGAGCAGCCGGAAGTCGTCGGAGTAGACGGTCGCGCTCGGCGCGGAGTTGGTCCTCATCATAGTTCATCAGTTCCAGCACGAAGCCTGGTAATCCTTCAGCCGAGCGTTCGAGAGCCACGCCTTCTTTGATCGCGGCAATGGCCTCGCGCCCCTCTTCCACTTCGTGCTTGACGAAGTATTCCACGCCCCGCCGCCGCAGCAGCTCGCCGGCCTTTGCCTGCTCGGCCAGGATGGAAGCCCGCCGCTGAATGGCCTGCTTCTCTGCTTGCTTCGCCGCTTCCTGGTCGCGGGCATCGGCGCGGGCGTGCCATTTGAACTCGCTGATCCACACCGCGACGGCTTGTTCCGAAACGGACAAGCGTTCAGCAACAGTCCGTCTACTGCGATCCGACGAGTACCAGATTTCGAACGCATCGATATGGCGCTGGCGTTCCCGCTTCACTTTCCCGCCTGAAACGGAACACGAGCCGCCTGCTTGAGCGTCTTATCAGTATGGAAACGACAAGCCTGGAAGCCCTGATTGCCCGCACGAACGAGACCCGCGAGCGGATGCGCCGCTTGCAGGTGCGTCACGCCGAGGGCCTCTGCTCTTACGAAGAGATGGTAGACGCGGCGAAAGCGTTCTGCGGCGCCTTCGATGCCTACCATAAGGCCAAGTACGGCAAGGGCAAAAAGCTAGATTGGCGTGCCGTCATCCGCTGATTCTTCCTCCCCCACGTCCCCGAACTGGCAGTCCGCCGCGATCTCGGGGATACGCTGCGGATCGCCCCGGTAGAACACGACGACCGACTGGTGCGTCTTCCCTAGCTTGCGATAGCTGCCGAATTGCTTACCCACCCGGATCGGCAGGGAGCCGACGGCAGTCACCAACACCGCATCGTTATAGAGCCGCATCCCGGCATCCTGAAAGGCGGCGACAGTATCGGCCACGAAGTTGCGATAGAACCCTTTCGGGTCGCGCACGTCGCCCACCACGAAGCAGGCGAAGCGGTTCTCCTTCAGCCGCGCCACGGAGGCGGCAATGATCTCGCGATAGGCGGCCAGGAAAGCCGGATAGGCCAGCGTCGAGAGGTCGCGGGGATCGTCGGAGTAGACTTCCAGGTCCGCATAGGGCGGGCAGGAAAACACGAAATCGAACTCGCCGCCCACGAGCGGCACACAGTCGCGGCTATCGCCCACGATCCACTCGGGGACCACCCCGATCCGTTCCGCCTGCAGCCGGTTCGCGGCAATCTGCCCCTCGGAAAGATCGATGCCCACGTAAGAGCGCCCCAGACAGCCGGCCACGATGCCGCGCACGCTGCCCCCCGCGAACGGATCGAGGACCCGCCCCCGCTCGGGACAAAACCAGCGGTACGCCAATTCACAGAGAACCGGATCGAAGATGGAGGTGCCCGAGGTCTGCGTCGTTTCCTGTTCGCCATTCCGCACCCGGTACGTGTCAAACTCGGCTTGACCTGGGGTCAAGCCGAGTTTCTCCCCGACGACATGCTCCCCGCGCATCAAATCCTGGCCGCTGTTTCGGCCAGGATTTGATGCCATCTTTCGCCCTTTGCCGTCGCCGCGTACCGTGTGCCCGTCTTCGCCCAAGCGCGCGGCCTGCCGCGCGCTGCCGCCGGGAGAGGCACTGCGATAATGGCTTAGCGCCTGCTCGGATTCTCCGAGCAGGCCGTTATCACTACCATGTCGTCCAACGAGGGGCGCGGCATAATCCGCCATCTGCGCCCGTGAGTTCTTCAGGTGGCCTGCTGCGGCCATCAAAGTCGCAGCCTCATCCTTGGTGAGCGGTCGCCCGGCCTCGGCTTCCAGCCGGCGTTTCTGGGCGTAGAAATCAATCGTACTCGTTGTCTCCGGGTGGGCCTGCTCCAGGTTCACAATCCCCCGCCCTAACTCGCTCTCGATGCCCATCGCCAGCCAGGCCCGCTTCCGCTCCTGCCAATAGCCCTGCCGGGCGTCTAGCACCGAGAAGGGCGGCACGCCGAACCGTTCCGCTAACGTCACCTTGGCAGCTTCCTGATCGGGCGTGTTGCCGCTCCCCGGCTCCCC